TGGTTTCCGGTGTTGGTTGCCGCTGACCAGTCTCCGGTGTTGGTTGCCGCTGACCGGTCTCCGGTGTTGGTTGCCGCTGACCAGTCTCCGGTGTTGGACTTTTTATCATCGTCCCAGTTAACCTGATCTTTAATGTACTCCAGACCGGCTTTAACAATTCCGGCAATTCCGATTTCTGCTTTAATCGAAATCTTCTTTCCTACTCTCTTGCTGTCGTCAGATTTCTGATCGTTTGCATCCAGCTCGACTTCGCAATATCTGGAATCAGCCGGTGCATAATATCCAAATACATCCAACGGATTCTCACAAGCATGAAATCCCGTATCACAAATCTCGGCTCTTTCTTCTTCATACTTCTTTCCGATTTCATACTGAAAATCACGGCATTTTAAGTCTTTGTCAAATCCCTTATAGCATTTCATTTTTCCTTGTCCTCCAAATTCAGTCCGAGTATAGCTGCACAAACCTCTTTCTTTAAATACGTATTTGCTTCGGTTGTGTTCAGGTACGCTTCAAATGCCTTTAATCTGCCTACCAGCTCTGCATACTCCTCGGCTACGGTCTCTGCTCTGAAATCCATCTTATTTTCTTTCTCCATCGCAATCCTCCTCACAATACGGGCATTTGTTGTCCATCAAAATTTTGTTCAAATGGTCAGTTACTTTCTTCACATTTTCTCCCTGCTGGCAACCGCCCTCTACAATGCTGTACATATCAAACTCTCTTAATGATTCTTTCTTATATATGTTGATGTGCAAGCTGCATCCGATCTTGTAGTTTGCAAAATGAAATGCTACCGTTCTGCCGGTTTCTTTCTGAACTCTCCTGCACAACTGGTACAGCTCATCTACGGTCTTATCAAATTCATTTATCTTCATCGAAAAGCCCTCCAAGCAAATCATCAAATAATGTTTTTACAACTTCTTTGATTTTTTCTTTTTGAATAGTTTTAAATTCTTCTTCGTTCATCAGCCCGATTTTGACCGCTTCGTCAATCTCCTGCTTCACAGATTCCTCTGTTTCTTTGCCATCTTCCATAATGGTTTCTTTGATTCCTCGAATGACAACAGCTAAGTCAGCTATTAATTCTGCTTTACTGCCTTTAAGTGTGATTTCTCCCATTTTTGTCTCAATCATCTTTCTTTTCCTCCGATTCTTTTAATTTCATCCGGGTAAATAACCACGAATGATAATATAAACATTGCGATTGCTACTGCAACCGGCTGTGATGTGCTGTCAAATCTCCAGAACGGCAAGTACGGTGACATACCGCCAATCAGAGCTGACAGGATTAATGCTTTTGCCGTTTTTATGTCCCTCCGATATAATATTGAGTTTTATTCTGTATCTCCTTACCTATTTAATTTGTACATCTGGGATTAATCTTTCAGGATAGAAAACTAATTCATAATGGTATTTATCTGCGCTATTAGGTTCTGTCTGTTCCATTACATAGCAAGTCCAATCGTTCAAGTATATGTAATCCTTGTAGTAACTGTTCTCTCCAGTTTTGATTGTTACCACCAATTCACTTGAACTGTTGTTGCTAAGTGACATATATCCCTCTGCCCGTAACATAATTGTGTCAGTTCTGGCATTAGTTACAGTGATTTTTCTGTACACATTAAACTCATTGGCTTCTTTTGATAAATTATGATTTACTGTGTCCGCTGTCGTGCAACCAGCTAATCCAAATGCTATAATTCCAGATAACAAAATTGCTGCTATTCTTTTTCTCATGTATTTCCTTTCTTGTGTTATAATCACCTCAAAGGAGGTGATAACGATGGATAAGTTACAAATTGCTCATGATCTGTCTGTTGCTAAGTTATGCGCTGAATTACCGGGAAGCCTGGACAACCCTCATATCTGCCAGAGATACTTCAAATACCGCGCAGAATTTGCTGATCTTCCGGATTCCCATGATGAAGATTACTTTCTTCGCCTCCTACATTCTTATCTGTGCATTGCAGTCTCGAATCATAATCTTTGTATTTGCACATGGCGTCCATTCCTTGATATATTCAACTGCTTCCTGATACCTCAGTTTTGGAATGTTATTCCGGGCATTTACATCAAAGTAAGTTTTGACATCCCGGTTGCATTCTGCAAATACTTTCTTCCCGATCTCGTCGTAAGCATTGGATTTCTTGCCACCTAGCACTTCGATTACTACTCTGGAAACTAAATCTCCAAGATATTTCTGCTGTCCGTAGTCGATGGTCATTGTGTTCTCAAGTTTCTCGATTCGCTCCTCATGGTCTTGATTGCCCTGAGCCAGTAACTGAATCTGTTCTGCTACGGTCATCGGTTTCTGGTATGAGCCCGTCTTGCGGATGGTCGGGAGAACTTCGCTTGTTACCCAGTCTGTAAATCTTTCAGCAGATTCTTTTCTACTTTGGAAAATTAATTTATACATATTAGGCTCGTTTACAAAGTTTGCATTCTGCTTTCTTCCGATGCTGTCGATGACCTCATTTGTAATGACCCCATCCGCATTTAGTCTTGTTTTTGCTTGACTTGTGTTTGAAATTTCTAATGCTTTGCAAATATCTGTCATGCAAAACCAAGGCTCGCCATCAATAATTACTGTTCGGATTTCCCCGAACTCTTCTGAGTTAAAAATCTGTAAGCTGTTCATTTGTCTCCTTTCGTGTAATATATTTAAGTCGCATTATTGCGACTATGATGTAAAAAAAATATCTATAGCTTCCTCTTTGCTTAAAGGAACTGCATTTACGATTCCGTGGATTTCTCCGATTGTAAATTTCTCTCCGCCATCTTTTAGTTTTCTGTAGAATGTGCTTCTGTCCATTCCAATTGCATTTGCAACAGCTTCCTGAGTGTTTCCACGTTCAACGATTTTTCCTTTAAGTCTAGCTATATTAACAACCATTCGCGTTCCTCCTTTCCAGTAGCATTAATGCAACTTTGTGATTATATATTACGCCAAAGTGTCGCATATGTCAATATATAAAATCGCATTTTTGCAATTATTTTTGTTGCATTTTTGCATCATTAGTGTTATTATGTATTCAGAAAGGAGGTGTGAAAAATGTCGGAAACTGGCGAACGAATAAAAGAAAGAAGAAAACAACTTAATATGAGTGCTGATGAGTTAGCAGAAAAATTGGGAGTGTCAAGGTCTACTATATTCAGATATGAAAAAGGCGATATTGATAAAGTTCCTGCCGAATATATGAATGTATTATCCAAAGCACTTCGTACTACTCCGGCTTATCTAATGGGTTGGGAAAATAATTTAGAAACAGACACAGATTTTATTCCAAAATTGATGTCAAATTCAAATATCGTTGAACATGTTAAGTTACTAATTGAATTAAGCGAATCTGATCAGAAAAGCGTTTTCGACATGATTGAATTTCTTCACAAAAAAAGCAGGGATTAATTCCCTGCTTTTTCTAATATCCCCATTGGCTCTTGAATGAAACAATCATGTTGTACAAGAATTTCATAAATTTTTCACTATCTATCTTCTGCACCATTTCAATAATCTCTTTCTTATAATCCATAAATAGCCCTCCCTGTCACAACTACCACCTACATCACATTATATGTCCGGCTTGTGGGAAACAGAACCGAACATTAGTTCGTTTTCATTATTATACCACCGATATTCCCCCTTGGCAACTGCCAAATATACACATGGACTTTTGTTATTTCGTAGGCAAACTTCGTAATCTCAAAGAAAATTGTGCTTTCGTGAATATAACATCTGGCATTGCCAATTTCCTTGATCTCGCTCAACTCCTGCATCTGGGCGGAACAAATTTGTTCCGTAGCTTCCTTTGTGATCTGCACATCTCTGCGGTGGCGTTCTGCTATATCATGTGACGGTATATGCACCGCACAGAATATTTCGTAAAATATCAGGATGAGTACGACTATCCTGTATCTGTTCTTCTTCATTATTACCAACTCTTTCTAAAAATATATCACGCATTATAGCACGAATTTGTATAGTTTTTCTGGTAAGTATAAAATCATGGAATTTTTCTGCAAAAACAATCTATTTTTTTAATATTTTACTATGCACAATTTGCATGAGGTGGTATAATATTGTAAAATTTTAACAAGGGAGGGGATTGTATGAGCAAAGGTGAAAAGAAGAAAGATTCAACCCTGAGCGTCATTTCCTGTATTCTGGCAGGTGTGGCATTCATTCTTCCGCTGCCAATTATCCTGTCGTTTCCTCTGGCTCTCGCAGGAGCAATTGTAGGATTAGTAGATATTGGCACAAAGAAAGAGGAATATAGGCATATTGGCTCATGGTTCGGAATTATTGTCGGAATCATTGAAGTAGTTTTTATTGCAGTGCAGTATATGAGATTTCTTTAGCAGAAAAGAGGGTTTTATGAAAAAGAGAGTTTGCGGAATTATAACGATGTGTGCTTTTTTATGCATTTCGCCTGTCAATGCCAGTGCTACTTCCTTTGACAACATTAATGAAATGCTTAATAAGATCAATGGTGAAGATGGGTTTGTCGAAGCATCTGAATGTGTGATTGACAAAAACACTAAATCCTTGCATCTAAGCGTCGTTATAAGTGAGAACGTGCCAGATGATGAAGTTGGCACATTTGCTTCAAAGGTTTCCGGTGTATTGTCAGAAGCATCTCAGCAGGATTGGTATGATTATGATTATGTTACTGATGATTTCTATAAAAGTGGTTATGATGGAGTAGTTCTAACAAACGTTTGGAATTTCAAAAATGATACTCTGGCTTGCTCAATTTGGGATGATTCGCTATCAATCACGCGTCTTTCAGACGGAACTAAATTAAAAGAAGCTGTTTTAAAAAACGTGGAAAGCGAAAATTCTGATTCTCAGGAAAACGAATCTCTTGATGATACCGGCAGGCTAAATCCAGGTGTTTATATTATTGGCGAAGATATTCCTGCCGGAAAGTACACCTTTTCAATAACCGACGGAGCAGGAATTATCAGCGTATATGACAGCTACGATGATTATAAGAATGATGATTACGAACATTCAGAAGAATACCATGTCGCTTCAAAAAAATATAAAGAAAGTCTTGGTTCTGACTTAGAAAGCATTAATTCTTTGTATTCCAGTGAAATTGGGAATCTACCGTTAGAGAATGGAATGTGCGTAAAAATAGATACTGTTTCAGTTTTATATTTAGCGAAATAAACAAGAGGGGCAACCGCCCCTCTTTCTTTTGCCTGTCGTTCTCGCAGGCAGTCTCTCTATCCACACATCCTCCCGGACACAGAAACCATATTTTTCGAATTATGTCAAACTTTAATGCTTTACACTAACAATTTCAAGTGCTACACTTTGTTTGTGGGACAATAATACCACAAACAAAAAGAAAAATGTGTGTACTGTCAAAATCATGGCGTATTTTGACAAATTGAGACTACGAAAGGAGGGTGCGCATATGAGAATAGCCATATGTGACGATAACCAGCTTGAAGTTGACTTGTTTAAAGAGTGCGTATCGGGATTCTTACGGCGCAAAGGAGATTATCGCTATGAAATCAACGAGTATTCGGCAGGTTATCCACTTGTTGAAGATGTGAAAGAGGGTAAATGGTACGATGTAATTGTACTGGATATGATTCTGGAAAATGAGAACGGTTTGGAGATTGCGAACCAGCTCCGAGATGTCGGATACGATGGAAAGATTATTTTCTGGACAGCCGACGATTCTCATCTGCAAGAAGCATTTGACGTCGGTGCTATGCAGTATGCGGTCAAGGGCAAGGAATACGGCAGAATATACCGGGCTATTGACGAGGTCCTGTCGCAGATGAGGGATGAAACATTGACATTCAAATTCCGCAGGCAGATAAACCGGCTCAAATACGATGAAATTGAGTACGTCGAGAGTCAGGCAAGAGTTTGCCATATTTTTGCTACAAATAACCGATGTTTCGTGACCACTTGTAAGCTGAACGATCTGGAAGAAAAGCTGTCTGATAAGCGATTCTTGCGCTGCCATCAGAGTTATCTGGTGAACATGGATCACATCCGGTCGGCAGGTGATAATTTCGTCATGGATTCTGGGGACATTGTCCAGATAAGACAGAATGGGTCAAAAGAAATCAAAGAAAAATATGAAAATTACATAAGTTGACAGTGAAGAATGACCGCCAACCCGGGAAGGAGTAATTGGCGGTCATTCTCATTGTTAACACTTAATAAATAAAAGGTTTGCAATACGAACTACTATATCGAACACATTTTATTATAGCATTATAAAAGTCATATTACAACTGTCATTTAGAAATTTCTGTGATTCTGGTAAACGTTCCCTTTGGAACAAATTCAAAAACAAACCCTTCTGTCGGATGCGGGATGCGGATGAAGTACCATTTCAGCCCTGAACTGTCGGTTTCTGTGTACTTCATCACCTCTACAACTGCACCTTTTTTCAGCTTTGGAAACATCTTTGACGGGCTGTTTTTGTTTGATTTTGTATAACATTTTGTGCCCTTTTTAATCTGCGCAATGTAGGCTCTAGTGTTCTGTTTTTTGGCTGTATCTGAGTCTGAAACTGACGTTGTATTTTTAACTAAACTGTAATTTGGAGTGCAGAATTTTGTCCCCGGAAGATTACTGTTGTAGTAACTTTTCTGGCATACACCACCACCATTTGCGATAATTGTAGAGCTACCAGAAGTGTTTCCTTCGACTGTCCAGAACCGATCTCCTGACACTTTTATTACGATTCCAGTATGCGTAAATTCTCCGTTTCTGTAGAAAATAACAATATCTCCAACTTTTGGATTGCTGTTCAAAGTAAACAAATCTGCCATTGTCGGGCAGTAAACGTATGGCCAGTGTTTCAAAAGTTTCTTTGCTGTGTCTAAGCCGAATGCTTTCATCATGCACCACGAAACGAATGCAGCGCACCATGGCTGTCCTTGATAATCCGGTTTAATATCTCGCCAATATTTTGTATAATTTGCGGATCCTGCATTTGCTGTTTTGTTATCAAGCTGACTATTGCTTGCCTTTTCAAGATATCCGGTTTCATTCTTTGCGATCTGGATTAATTTATCAATTGCGTTCATGTCTGTCTCCTCACTTTCTGGAAAATATGTTTTTAATGTGTTATAAACAAATCTTTGTCTATCCTTATATGCCCCGACTTGGTTCCCTGTGTCCGTCTGACAGGCTGCATAGAGATTATCGAGCGTATATGGTTTCTGGGTCTTTGCCAGAATCCTCGTTACTGCTCCCTGTCCGCCTTGGTGTCTAAAGTTCACACACATAGCTTGCGCTCTAGCGTTCGTAACGCCCTGTTCAAAGGCTTCGTCTGCATAGGTGGCTAATTGTTCATCCATAAGGTTATCTTGGCATTTAATACCCAAATCGGAGGAAATAAGGGCAACTATAGTGTCGGCAAGCTGCGACACTCTTGAAATGTTAAAGCATTCCCAGTTTGCGGTCTGGACCTGTTCCAGAAGTCTGACCTTGTCTATCTTCTCCCACTGTTCCGGGTCGGCATCGTAAATTCGTTCCAGAAGTGTTTTAGCTTCGGTTCCGTACCACGCTCCTGCTCCAATTGTGATTGCGTGTTCATCTGAATTGTTCTCATAGGCTCCTGTGAAGTCCGAATAATCCTGTTGTCCGTAAACCTGTCCACCGGTTTCGACTGCATAAATAATCTTCCTGAGAACTGTTTTCTGTTCGTTTGTCATATCACGTTGCTCCTTTCTGTTAAACACACCTTGTAAGCTCCGTATTTGCCCCTAAAATCAATTTTTATATGTTATTCGAGGATTTTATCGAATCGCACATAAAATCGCTATATGAGTCAAATACAAGGTTACTAATGGAAATGGTTTGCTTTGGGCTGAAACGAACTAAGAATGTCATGGTCGAATAGCGCTTATTCGACGATTAATATATATCTCGTATATATATTAATTATATTCTTATTCTATTTCTTATTCTTATTCTATTGCGTTACATTGCGTTACTGGTAACGTTATTGTAACGTTACATTGAGATATTATGTAAACGAAAATTGCTCGTTGACAGAATACTTATTTCTGAATTTTATTATTTTCTCAGATGATTGATTTATTCTGAAAACAAATAAAATTTACGTTTACAAATTATTCATTTTTTATTTTCAATATAGTTACATTTTAGTACGTTCGGGACTGAGATTTTGAGGCTATTTCGGTGAATAAGGACTTATTTTGATTTTAAAGAAAAATGCGCTCTTATTTGCGATTCTGGGGTTCTTATTTGCAAAAATTAACATTAAAATAAGCAAAAAGAGCCGATGGATTGAGCCCATTTTGGCTTGACTCGTTCCGCTCGGCTCTGGATTCTTTTAAGAATCAGATGCAAATTTTTACGGTTTTATTATAACATATTTGGGGCGATTTTACAATGGAATTTAGTGCTTTTAAGAACACAAATATTCTTTCATGGCAGTAAGATTTTCCGCTAAATATGCTCCGTTTGTAACACCTGTTTCTTTTGCTCGTTGCGCCCATTCATCACCGTATATAGGTCCCCATGAACCATGCCCATCATCCCATGTCATCCAATCATATATTCCATCAATAGAATATATATTGTCACTGTCTATTATCAATGTGTTCTTATTTTGCTGGCTGACAGGTAATGGTGAATCCTGTATGTTAATTTGCGAACTATGCACATATTGTCCTTTGTAGGCATGATATTCAGCTATATATAAACGTTTATTAGGGTCTACTTCTTTCACTTTGCATCCCACGTTGAAAAGCCTATAATAAACAGACTTTCCACTAGAATCTGTTTCCTTTTTATCATAATAAGTGAACGCAACTTTTTCTATTTCGTCAGGTTTATAATATTGCAAAGTGATATAGTCTTCCATATACGGAAAATAAAATCCTACTTCGTCGTACTTAAAATATGGGTTAGAACCAGTGCTTAACCCTGATGTATGGTCATACGCAAGTTTCATATATAGGCTTTTGTCAAAAAGCCCTTTCTTTACTTTTTTCCACAATAGTGTATCGCCACCATATATAGCATTTGTGTCAGTGCCTGAAATAGGGAAATCTGTAATCTCCTGCCCGTTTGCAAATGCCCGATATTTCATTCAATCAGTCCTCCTCGTAAGTGAAATACAACGTATCTGCTCGGTCAGTTCCTGCGGCTACAAGAGCGTCGTAATCAGCTTTCTTGATTCGCTTTATGCACCTTAATTGTGCCTTTTTTAATTGCCCGGAAGTACTACCAGAATTGCCAGAACCGTCCGTAAAATCATCAATCATTGCCGGTGAAAATTCAGAATCCGAACCGTCCGTAAATTCTGCATAACTGATTGTCGGCATTTCTGATCGGGTGCGGTTGACAGTTGCGGATATCTCAGGCGTGTCTTTTCCAAGTTGTCGGCTATTGCTGTTGAACGGTGCATTATTGGCAGAATAGGTGTCAATCATGTCTGTAGCGCCGATTTTGAGTGTCCTGCTCATGATGTATGAATGAACGTACCATTGCAGTTCTGTAGGCTCCTGATCGTCGTGCTGAATCTGCTTCTTATAGTAGAGTTCGACTGCCTGTCCAACCATGTTCAGTGGGTTTCCCTGAACATCGGCGGTATATCCCTGCGCACGGTAATATTTCCGTAAATCTTGATTTACGAATACGCCATAGCAGATTTTCATAATCGGTTCAGCCCTTGAAATACCGCCATATTCATCTGCATCCCAAACGTAATTTAACCAGTCTTCATTTCCTACAAAGAAGCTGTTTCTGTTGTAATAGACATTATTGTCATATGCTTCCTGTGCTGTGTAATCGCCCTGCGTAAATCCAAAAGCTCTATTCGGGTCGGGGTCACAAAATATAACATTTGGGAACCAGATTCTGCCCTCTTTTGCGTTAAAACTTTTGAACGTATCAAGATGTATTTCTTCGTTGTTATAATATTTATAAATGTTCTGATTATCGGTAGTCTGCCCGTATCTGTAACTGTTCTGGCGAAGTTTCAGATACTCAAACTTGCCGTCCCTGTTCATCCATCCAAAACGGTCATTCTGCAAGCATAAATCTTTCAGAATATTTACTACGTTCATCTCGCTTGAGTTATTCGTATCAGGGACATAGGTGTCGTCCCAATGTAACTTTGTACTGACCTGTTCAATCCCTAAAAACTCAAATAATTTATCCCTGAATTGCTTTTGGGTCAGCTTTTTCTTCTTATCAGTCGTCTGGTTTTTATACCACCTCGCAATGTCAGTATTTCGTAATTTATACAGGTAATCATAAGCTACAAAATTACGTGTCAGGGAGTTTGCTTTTCGCTCTGCACTGTCGATTTCACCTGTGAAAATTTTGATTTTTGTTCCTTTTCTTTCAATGTAAACCTCGATTTTTCCAGAGGGATAAAATTCTTCCGAAGTGCCATTGAACTGATCGTGATGAGCCTGAAATGTTATCTGATTGCAGACGCAACCCCCGAAAATAAAATAGCTTTCAGAACAAATAGACTCCTGCAAAGTAAGCGTATTCTGGTCGATATTTTCGTTTGTAAGGTCGGCAAATTCGCCATTAATCCAGTGTACTGTTACTTTTATTGGTTCGGTTTTTTCTTCTTCAACATCACCGGAACCGCCGCCAGAGTCACCACTTGAGCTATCGTCAAATGGGTTCTTTCCATCGTTTGTGACTTTGATTTGAAAGCTATCAGAGCCGATAAATTTAGAAACTCCGTTGACTGTGACATTATAAGAAACCGTGATAGTCTTGGAACCTGCGGCGGAGCTATCGAAACCAGATATGTCATAATCTGTGATTTCTTTCTCGGTTCCGTCCTGTCTTACTGCTGCTACAGTTAACCCGGTTGGGTCGAACGATTCTCCGATTTTATAGTAAACCTTGGACGGAAAACTTGTGATTCGGATTCCTGAAAGGTCGTATACGGTTACTTTGAAAGTGGCGGTATGGGTTTTATAGGTTACTGTGATTGTCTTTTCACCAACAGAAGAACTATCAAATCCAGATACTTCAAATCCAGTTGTTTTTGTTTCTGATGTTCCGTCAGTGTATTTAACAAGGATTGACAATCCAGTTGTGTCGAATACATCTCCTTTTGGATATTCGATTTTTGCAGGCATGGTTTTTACTTCAATTCCAGAAACGTCTACTACAAGAATACTGAAATCTACGGTCTTTTCATCGAATGTAACCGTTACAGTTTTATTTCCGTATACTGACATATCCGGGCTTGATAAGGTATATCCTGTTGCCTGTGTGGACGTGTTGTCGGCGTAATACGCAGTAACCACAAGACCTGTAGCGTCAAATGGTTCACCTACGAAATATCTAGTTTTAGTAGGCATATGGGAGACTTCAATTCGAGTTGCCAGAATTAACCATGTAATTGTGCCTGTTGCTCCCCACGGCGAGCCAGAAATTTCATTAGTTTTCTTATTTAATGTGATATTTGTTGTCACGGATGTTTTGAAAGCGTTTTCGCCAATGCTTGTCACGCTCGCAGGAATAGATACGTTTGCAAGTTGAGTATCTTTGAAACATTCTGCTGGAATAACTGTAATACCATTTTCAATAGTTGCGGATTTTAATGCTGAACATTTTGAAAAAACAAGAGTCCTTGAAAAAACCACATCCTTTTTCAAAGTAATGTTTTCTAAACTGGTTGTATAAAATATTTGGTCAATGTCTCCGCCCCGAATGGTTAAATTTTTGCAATCTGGAACTCTTATATTAGCGTCGAATGCTATGTTTTTTCTTCCAATTTCTATATAATCAAGAGTTATGTCAGAAAAAGCATAATCCAAAGCCCACAATGACTCTGGAAACACAATATTCTTTAATGAATTACATCCTTCAAAAGAACCTTCTCCAATCTCTTCCAGACCTTCATGGAAAATTATTTCCGTTAAATTCGGGCAAGACTTGAAAGCGTCGCTGTATATAGCGCTCACTGACGCTGGAATCTCAAGCCTTGTTCCTAAAAATATAGGAAAACTATCTGTATCAATATATGTGATTGTATTTGGAAAATTAATATCTACTAATGACTTAAAATCGCCGCTAAACGAGCCTACTACTTCTGTGATGCCGTCTTCAAAAAATAAAGTTGTACATCTTGTGTATAAATTGTTCGGGATATTTATGTTCTCTAAATTATCCGACAAACTATCGGTAAGTTTTCCAGTTCCAGATATGGTTAAAGTATTTGTACTAGGATCAAAATTAGCGGTTACATCCTCGTAATTTGGCGAACCAATATGAAGCAAAAGTGAGCTGTACACAGAAACATTCACTACGCCTATTACATTAAAATATTTGACACTAATAGGAATTGTTCCGGATTCTGAAAGAACTTTATTTTCAACGACATAACCACTTTCTATTCTTTCTGAACCGTCTGAGTATTTAACAGTTATAGCTGTAACTTTTACCTCTGTAGTATCACCTACGAAATAAATCCCAGAAGTACTTTCTATGTTTGAGATTCTTTCTGGCTGCATAATAGTAACTTCAAACGTGCAAGTGAAATTACCGTAAGTGACAGTTATTCCGCATTGTTTCGGGGAACTGCTGTCAAAGCCAGAATACGTGCAATCTTTTGTAACATCTATAGTATTTCCATTACTTGTCGTCGCAGTAACTACAATGCCCGTAGAATCAAATTCTTTTCCAATGTGGTAATTTACCTTGGTTGGCATAGTCGTTACTGATATGGCAGTAATAGAAGCTTCTAAGACGGCAATCTCAAATGTTGTGGTTTTGCCGGATGCAGTGATGGTTATAGTCTTCGCGCCTGCGGAACTGCTATCAAAGCCAGATAATTCATAATCAGTGGTGACTTCTGACGTATCATCATTATATGTTTTTGACACTTCAAGACCCGTACTGTCAAATAATTCTCCTTGATAAAATGTCGTCTTGCTAGGCATTTTTGTTACAGTAATTCCGGTAAGAACTTTGTCAACAAACTTCTCGTAGCTAACCGCCTGTGATACGCCTGCATTCTTTACCAGAATCGAAATTGGTACCGCAGAAGATACAGAAATATTCAGATTTGTTGTGGTCTTTCCGTCAGTGATTGACGATGTGCCGGTGTATGAACTGCTTGTAGGTCTCTGGACAACATTAATAAATAATGTCTGTCCCTCTATTAAGAATACTTCGTATTTCAGTGCATACGATGAAGATGTGTTTGAATAATACACATATCCCTCAACTCTGATTTTAAGGAATCTTTTTCCTGATGTGAGCGTCCCCTCTTGACGGTAAATGTAATAAACTGCGCCATCCCTACGCCAGATTTTGAGCTGTTCAGCTTTCTGCCCGAATCCGATGAAATTGTTTCCTGAAACATATATGGTACTGGCAGTCTTGCCCGCATAGGTAAACCAATCAACGCCTGTGACACTGACTACATCATCATCGTGTTTCACATTGTTGACAACAGTGGTCATTCCGGTTGTTGTATTCAATAAGCTATCAAAAGATACTGCATCTGCCATAATCATCCTCCCGTCTATAAAATAAAAGAGCACATGAGCTGTGACACCCATGCACTCTGGTTGTTAGTATTCGATCAGTGCAATTCTGATTTTATTGTACAAAATATTATTTCCTACAACTCTGATAGGCTTGTATTCAATATCAGGCATATAAAAAACACCTGTTTTGTAGGTGTTTTCTTCGTCGTCCCAGTATGTAACCTTGTACTTCCGTTGTGCTTTGTTGACTAAGCCTGATTTGAAAACAGACTGCATTTCAATCTTGTCCGGTAGCCACATCGGTCGCGTATTGAAGTCTATTTTTGTCTTAAAATTCGGGCTTGTGTCCCTATGTAAGAGATTATTCAAGTCCCTGTATGCTTCTATCTCTGTTCGCTGATTCGGAGTTGCGGAATAATCATTATAGGCTAAGAATTTGTTCGGGAGAACTTGGCTCCCGAACTTTAAAAAATAACCTTGGAAATTACTTCCTGCAATAAAGTCACTCATTCTATCACCTACCCTTCAAATATTCCGTAGCCATTACGGTTTCTGAACTGCTGATTTTCTTCTTTCAGATATCCAATCAGATGTCCGTCTGCGTAGATTGCCATACCGTTCAGGGCGTTTTTGACCGCTTGCCCAATCATCTGATTATTGTCAAATGTGTTACTGCTGATTGCCATGATTTCTTTTCGAATATCATCCACAAAATCATCTGTATCAACTGACATTCTGCTCTTTACTTCCTGATAGGACGCACTCTTTGTAATAATGTCTGCGGTTGGTGTATTAATTTTTTGCACTTCGGCGCTTATATCATTGATGGTGGATTCGACTTTTGGAAGCATATTCTGCATACCGAGTCGGAATCCCTCAACGGTAAATCCGCCGAGTTCCATCATTACCTGTGATGGGCTATGAATCTTAAGAACTCTACGGAACGTATTTGATATGTTCTGTGCGATTTTTTGCACATTTGCATAAAGCTGTTGTGCCGCGCCTACGATTCCATTATTTAAGCCAATAATAGAGTTCCAACCGACATTATACAGGTTTCCAATGGAATTGCTGATTCTGGTTCGGATTCTTCCAAGCCATGTGAACGACGCAGAAAAGCCCGGTTCTAATCCGTTTTGGAATCCTTGACCGCAGTATTCTGCAAGCTGCTTGAACCATCTGGACGGAGAATGGGAGTCTACTGCTTCCTGTGCAGGGGCTTTTACGCTGTTATTCATTAGGTCAAGAATCGAAGTCTTTGTGCTTTCTTTCTTCCCGTTAATTCCAGACTGTAATCCCTCTGCAATGTTGCTTCCAAGGGTTTTACCGCTTGATTTCGCAGTTTCTTCTGCGCCTTTCGCAGATGATTGAATTGTTGAGTTAAGCTTTTCAGTGACTTTACTGCCGTTCTGCTCAATCCCACTACCTACGGCAAGAATCTGATTCTTTCCGAGTTCTGTAACTAATTCAAAACCAGAATTGTTGTCCAGAACGCCGTTGATTGCCCCCTGCAGAGTTGAATCCATTGTGCTTTGCAGAGTACTTTCATAGTCAGAAATACCTTTTCCAAACTGCACCATCTGTCCGTTTGCCAAAGTATAGTAACCGTTATCGTCCGGTTCTAATCCCTTTGCAATTTCCTGATAAATCTGTAATGCTTTTTCGCCGAGAATCTGTTTTCCATTTTCCCAGATACCACCCATTTCATCAATTGCATTTGCTGTATCCGTTACCAGAGTTGCAAAGTCAACGGTCTGGATAAGCGTCTGGAATCCTGTAAGTTGTTCTGAGATATCCTCAAACGACACATTGTTAATCCGATCAGCCATATTCGAAAACTGATTAGAGGATGTTTCCGCTGTATCTCCAAGGTCTTTGACTGGTTTGTTTACTCCTGCTATTGCATTCTCGAAATCTTCGGACGAAACTCCAAGATTATTAAGTTTAAGTTCGAGTTCAAATAATGCCTGTTCTGTGCTATATCCGTTATCTTTTAACTCAGAAAGGAATGTCAATAAAGGATATGCTTGTTCGCCTGAAATCTGGCTTGCGTGAACCAAACCGAGAATAGCATCTTCATATTTCTGAAATACCTTTAAATCATCCTCTGTCAGTTTATCTCCGACTCCGAATATATCTTTCATCCATTCGTTGATAGCACCGGTAAAATCTCCTTTTTGATACCCGAATACATTATCTTCCAAAAATTCCCCAAAGGTTTTATCTTCGCCACCGAACAGATTAACACTTATCCATTTCCCAAGGTTGAATCCTGCCATTGCGGTTCCTAAGACAATCATGCTGTCTGCGAATCCTGCTACAAGTGTAGAACCTAGTCCAGAGCCAAAGAATGTCTGCAATGCACCACTGGCTGTGGAAAGAACCGTTCCTAACCCACCGAAGATTGTTCTGAGTGCACCGATAGAGCTAACTACATTGTATATGTTTCGAGCAAAATTAATGCTCCCTCTTATAATAAAAAACCGTGCTAGAGCTTCGCCAAGAGCTTCTATCTGCTTATCGTCAAGCTTTCCTAAGGCTTTTGCGAAAGCATCTAAGACGCTTACTAATGTATTAATCAGTGGGGCGCCGATATCATTCAGCATTATATCGAAAAAGCTGATAAATCCATCTGCGAATCCCTTGGCAAATGGCTGGAATACATCCCATACATCGCCGATTGTCTTTACCAGTGAATCCCAATCAATGTTTTTAATGAAATTCACAATTACGTCTTTAAGATTCCCGATTCTTGTCCATAACCCGTCCCAATCAACATCAATTACTCCAAATTTATCAAGCGCAGCAACGGTAAGGCCTAATCCTGCCGCTATCGAAGCATATGGATGCGTTGCTAACATGGTGATTCCTTTGCCTATCACTCCATCTTTACCGAAAATACTTCCGAACCATGTAAGTCCTTTAAATGCTACAAAAGCTGTCAGGAGCTGTCCGAGGAAATATCCGATAGACTGTGCTTGCTTCGGTGAGAATGCTGCGATAAACTCTTTGAACCTGTCAATCAGATCAGGAAGTTTATTAACTCCATCTGCCGCCTTGTCAAAGAAATCATCGAAGAAATCAAGTAAGCCAGTTCCGACATTCTCAGCAAATGGCTCTAATACATCCCACAACTGCACAAGAGAAGCATTGATTTTGTCCCAGTTGATTTTCACAAGAAAATCGTTAAAAGCATTGATTAGTCGTGGTAATCCTTTTTCCCCAAGTGTCCACTTGCCAAGCGGAACTAAAAAATGATTCCAGAAATCTTTTAATGCTGTCCATGTGAAATCTCTGAGTTGTTTCAATCCATTGTCCCAGAGATTTTTCAGTGCTTTTGTGGTAGGTTCTGCGGCTTTTGCAAGTTTCTTAAATGCGTCTGTAACCTTATTTGCGAATGCCATAGCCTTATTTTCCATGGAATTGTAGGCGGCATCCCATTTCTTCTGGTATTCGTTCAAAAGTTTATCCAGTGCATCATTGAGGATTCCTGCGTCAATTGCAGATGTGTCAATTTTTGGCGTTTTAATTTTAGAATTTGAAAGGTCTGACAGAGAACTATCGTCTTTGCTCATAATTTCAAGTTCATCATAGGATGCGAGGAACTGTTTTAATTTTTTTGCGCTCTTGGTTGCATTTTTCAGATTATTGTCTGTATCTTTGGCAGCATCATCTACGTCCGAAATTCCAGAATCGTCTATGGAATCAAGTGCATTCGAGAGATTTTCACTTCCGCCACCGATAGAACCGAACATTTTTCCGATTTTGGTATCAACTCCAAGAAGCGAACCAATGTATGTCAAAAGTCTCTGGAATGCGATCACAAGACCATTGATATATGGAAGCACTGCCGCAACTACAGGCATAAAGATATTTCCTAATGCTCTGGCACAGGACACTAAGTTTGCACGAAGTATACGCAACTGGTTGGCTGGCATATTGATTGTATTTGCCATATCCGCCCATGCGTACCGGGTGGAATCCAGTATTACTATCGTTCTCAGCATTGCCTTACTTGCCTGGTCCATATTAGAAACAGACGTTTGTATACCAAGATTTGCCGCATATTGCTGTAAGTTTGCCACACGAATGTTTGCACCATATTTGTCTACAGCACGGCTCATACCTACTAATCCAGAGGATAAGTTCTCATAAACTGTGCTAAAATCAAGATTCTTAACAGATGCAAGGTCAGCACCGATCATAGTCAGTGCATTCGACAGTTTTAATGCCTGTTCAGAAGTTGTTCCCATGGAGGACGACAACTGTGCAAACTGGCCTTGATAATTCAAGAGCATGGACGGGTCCATACCGAGTGATTTACCTGATTTATTTGCGGTCAAAATCGCATTATCGGAAACATCGAACCTAGACATTTTGGATGTAAGTTCTCTAGCTCTATTACTAAATGAATTTGAATAAGCTTCCGCAGAATCATAGCCTGCCTCTGACCAAGTTTCTCCTGCTTTATCTGCTACCTGACGAAACGCCGCTTGAAAGTAGTTGTAATCTTCGAGAAAATTCATGGAACTTTCAATTGCGCTTCCAAATTTTCCAACAACAAATTTCAACGTCCAGAATTTTGCCACCAGAGACATGATGCTAGGCAAACTTTTCTTCGCCTTGCTTCCTACACTTCCAACGGCGTTTGCAAGTTTTCTGACCTTTCCTGTAGAAGTGGCCGCACCCTGCCCCAATCCTGAAAATGCACTTGCAGTAGACCTTGCCGCTCTACCAGCATTCGCCCCAGAATTTGCCAACTGAGCAATAGCCTGAGTCATTTGAATTGTACTGCTACTGATTCTAGGAGCGGTACTCATCGTCTGGAAGAATGATTTTAAGCTATTTGCCAGATCATTAAGCTGAGTTGCTGTCTTTCCAGTTTTATCTCCTGCATTTGCCAACTGAGATATTGACTGAACAAATGTATTAATTGGCTGAGAAATATTGCCTATTCCAGAAAATGAAACTACGATTTTTCTAAGTTCTTCACCAAGATTTGGAAGTTTTGATGTAACTGCATCAATAGAGCTGCCTGCATTCGCCAGTCTTGCCAACGAAGAAATAAACCGGTTCACGTTGTTTGATACGTCTGGAATACTGCCAAGCGTGGATAGCTCAGAAATCATGCCCTGAATCTTTCCAGACACATCACCTGTGGAATTTAATGTTTCGTTCAATCTGCGGATTGCATTTACGAATGAGTTTAATCCGTTGTTTCTCAAGTTCAGGCTACCGAGTGCACTCATGGACTGCGTAAACTGTTGCAATTGACTGTTTATCGTTGATAAATCAAGCCTGTCTAATTTAAGCGCTTGAACAGCAGAATTGACCGTGCCTACGGAAGCTGAAAAGTCTCTAAGATGCTTGATACTCTCAGACATACGGCTACTCAGACGATTCAGTTTATTGCATAAATCATCAATGGATTTACTTGCATTTGATACGTTACTGCTGACCTCTATCGCAAGGCTGTCTATTGTGTTGTCAGACATATAAGCACCTCCTTTATTTCAAAAAAATAAAGGGCAAGCAAGACTACTATTCATCCTGCTTGCCCTTTTCATTACCTATTTCAGATATATTTGCATTTGCCTGCCTGATAAGAAGTTCATAATAACGTTCTTCTTGCCTTAGTTCTGCTTCTGATTTCTTTGGCATATCTGGATTGCGTTCAACCCAATTATTTTGTTTTTCCTGCGTAATTGGTTTACTTGGATAACTAGCCTTTCTCGGAAATAGCACACACGAAATACTTGCTTTCATATACAATCCGGTCAGCCACGACTGATAGTCCATGTTTATTAACTGCGACTGAATTTCTTCGTTCTTTAAGATTCCATATTGTTCTATACGGATTCTTAGGTCTTTCAGGGTACTTCTGAGAAATTCTTTTCTTGACATCCCAATACGCACAGCCATTGGGTATAATTCATCCCAGATTATTTCGCTGTAGCTTTTTTCAGATGATTTGTCGGTTTCTTCGGCGCTTTCTTCGCTTTCACAGAGTCCATTGCCGCATTCATGTTGTCCATGAACGTTTCCAGACCGGTTAATTTGAAAAAACCATCTTCCTCCATCTGTTCAATGCACATAGAAAACAGACCGTAGAAGTTTCCCTGCTCATCATCTTTATGTTCAGTCATATACTGTGTTGCAAGTTTTTTGGCGGTATCTAAATCCGGGACAGTGCCATCACCGTCAGAATGGTTGCCGTGATATTGAAGTAATCCGGCATAGAACGCATTGAGTGCAACATTTGGAATACTACTCATTCCAGAAACCATTTCCTTAAGACTCCTGTCCGTTCCACCACTTGTGGAAACCAGCATATTCATTACGGATTTCACACAATCATCAAACAGTGATGCTTCAATTCCATATTCAAGCTTGTAGTCTTTGCCGCCGATTTTTAAAACTTTATACATATTATTTGTCCTCCCAAATATGTTTACATGCCGCTGTCAGTTGGAACTACCGCTTCACTCGGTCCGACGTACTCATTGATAGTAAGAGACATTTCAACAGTTAACAGGCCGTTCTGATCTCTTGCCGGTTTAGGAATGATTGTCGGCGGCTCGATTTTTGTGAAGAATGCTTTCTTAAGAGACGGGAAGTATTCTTCATACCACATAGATTTTCCATCTGTTTTTCCTGTTTTATATTCGCTGATTAAGGTTTCCCATTCAGTGATAGTTTCATCGGTTACATTCACAGTTACGTTGAATGTACCACCTGTAGAACCACGTCCTGCAATAGTTCTTTCGACTTCATCTTCAAGTGCGGAAGCATCGATTGTTTCTACGTCAATTTTGATTTCATCAGAAGCATTGATTCTGTGAAGAAGTTTAAATGTTGTCGGTTTAGTACCTGCTGTTGTTTCAACTGCATATCCAGTAAGCGAACCAACGGTACTTACGCCTGCTATATTTCCTTTTTCTGCCATATTCGGCTCCTTTCTGCTTTTTCAGCTATAAAATCACATTAAAAAAGAGCCTTGTCGGCTCTGACACGTAACCCTGTGCCCGGGAGATAAAAGGATCACCGTCCTTTCTATTCATCTGTGCCTGTTTTCAGTTCCGGAAGCCCTGCTACAGATGTAAGCAAGGATAAAACGCCGGAAAGAACGGACGCGGATACGACCATCTTCCAGTCAACGCTTCCAAGGACTGTTGCGGTTCCGATTGTCGCAACTGCTGTCTGAGCAATTGTCTTAACAGCTCTGATTCCCGCAGCTTTCAGCCATTGTAATTTATCTTTACTCATAGGACACTCTCCTTTCTTTTTGGTATAAAAAATAGAAGCTGTTACGCTTCCAATAATTGCCCGGTATAAATTCTGCTGTACCGGCTTATGATTCGTTTGAAACTCTTTTCGGAGTTTGCGACTTCTTCCGGCCCGTATGTCCGGCGAAAGCCCATCGAAACCATAGCCTGATGACTTTTGCTGTCGATTTCGTATGCAGTCGATAAAGCCTTTGTCCCAGATGCGTAACTTTCCGTTTGAAATGAAAGAACTGTTGCGCATTCGTGACCTTCAAGACTTGTTGACTGCGTGGGATTCCCCATCATGAACAATCTGGCGTATTTTGTTTTACCAGATGCTATTGTCTGGCTTTTTTCCATGGAAAAATTGCCTTTGCCGACTGTTGGTTGAATATCTTTGCTCCACCTAGAAAATACTTCTGATACTGGGTTGTTAATCGTGTCTGGCATTTTATATCACACCGCCTGTTCTAACATATTCTGAGACTGGTATTAAGGAAATCTCTTATTTGAGAATATCCCCATCCGCAGTCAATCAAACCACTAACAAGCATTTCCTTTGACTGGACAGCTTTTAGCTCTTCTTCGGTAAGGAAATCTCTTAGATTGTCTTTAGTAGAAATTTCTTTTTCTTCTCTAAGTTGTTTTGCAGTTTTGCCAAACAATGTACGATATACCATATCTGTGTATGTCGAATATGCATGACCGTGCATTCTCTCGTTTTCTTGAGATTCTTTAAGTGCATTGGTCAACGCTTGTCTTACTGCAATGCCTTTGTCTCGTTCTCTGATTTTTCCTAAAAGAACTTTTTCCATTGCATTGAATTGGCGAATGTATCCTTCTTTGAACTTCATGGCTTTTTCGCCAGTGTATCCCATAACAAGAAGCGTAAATCCATCTCTCGTCATGCAGTACATAGGTTGTTTTTTATTCTGGATGCTTGTGTATGAGGAAAGCACGAAATTGTGCTGTCCGAATTCTTCACTGCATCCTAAATTTCTAATGTCCTGCAATACTCTTTTATGTTCTTTTTCAAAAGTTTCTGCGACATCTAGGCTTGTGACAATGCTCGTTTCTACTTTTTTGATAATCATTGTTTCTACTAACATGCTTACATTCTCCTTTTCTATGTTTTTTTGCATGAAAAAAGCACCCACCGCTCAGGTAGATGCTTTTATATGTTATAGTATATCAAAGACAGAGGTATTATTCAGTATTATCAGGTATTAACTTTCATGATGCAAACACTTCTTTTGCAATTTTTCTGATGCTCTGCATGATTTCTACGCTTGCCTTATATACCGGCATGGTGGCTTCGGTACCGTAAGAGCGTACCCATTCGCCAGAATCGGCAAAATAAACCCACGATTCATTCTTTCCATTCCCCTGTCCGTATGAACCGATTGTATATCCAAATTCTTGTCCTTTTGGATGTGGGCTGGTTCCCGCCGGAGTGTTGTAGTGAATGCCCGCCCCGAACTCAATGAATAAAAGGTCAGAGCCTTCGCACACAAGTGTTGCCTGAGAATATCCACCAAAGTTATTAATTCTGATATAGGTGTTATGGTTTTTGTCAGAATCGCCTTGTGCCAATGCTATGTTTTCATCTATGACCGGGATTCCAAGTTCTGCCAGCCTGCGGACAAACTCTTCATTCTTGCTTGCAAGTGACTTCTGATACGCTCTGAGCTGCTTTATTGTGTCCTGTATAGATTTATGCGACAGTTCCATTTTGATAGTCTTATTCGCCATCTGAGCCATCTCCTATATACTTGATGCCATATCGTGCCACATTGCATTTCTGGGTATCAAGAATCTTTTTTAGGCGGTAATCTGGTGGGACTGTAGGCTCTCCATCTTCACCTAAAACAAGTTCGCCTGCGTCGGTCAGTTCTGGCTTGCAATCAATCCAGAATACATCTGCGGTCTGTGGTTTGAAGCCACGGTCAAAGTTTGTGATGTACCTGTCATAGTCCGGGATATAACCGGCGGATAATTCCTCTGGCGTTCCGGCAGTCGCAGATACGGAGAGGTGATGTAATTCTGGCTTTTGGTACGTTTTGATTGTGTCTATCCCGTCAAGTCCTTCAGTCACCCTTGACCAATACACTGTTTGTTTTTGGCGTTTTAATCCTCTCATTACAGTTCCTCCAAAAATAATTCCTCGTCATCTGCTTCTGCGTATTTCTGACATTCTGTCCGAAGTTTTTCCATTTCTCTGTTGGTTTCTTCCGCTTTAATCCCCAATTGAAGATTAAAAATCACAGACCACAGAGCAGATATTATATCAAGCTTTGTCATACTCATCTAAAATGTATTGTTTCTCCTTGTCAGTCAAAACTTTCATACTTTTAATTTTTGAGGAAGTGATTTTACCGGATTTGTACAGCCGTTTTAAGCTCTCAACTAAAGTCCTCATGATATCACCCCTTCCATAATCAGCTGTTCTGTGTATGCATCAACCATGGCGTTTGGATTGAATGTCATCTCTGCCTACCTCCGTTCTGCTTAGGTTCTGGTGTTCCCGACATCTGCGTCGGGAACATATTCTTTATTTCAGAAATCTCAGAGCAAACATCATTCCGAAGCTGATTAAACATTGCTTCAATATCAATCTGCTTTTCATCTTGCTTAGATTGCTGTTCATCTGGATTTACGAGTCGGTAAACAAAAATCCTGCTCCTTCCATCGGATTGAAGCTGTTTTCTGTAAATTTCAGTTCCGTCTGTTTTTGGATAGTAAACAGGATTGCCGGACATATCCACATCTTTAGCCTTTACAGTATCAATCCCATCCACCATCTGCCCTTGAAGCATAGGGGATTGTGGAATTGGCTGTAACTGTTGCATCTGCATTTGACCATAAGGCATTGCCTGTTGGTAATTATTCTGCAATTGTGCCAGCCTGTCCTGATACGGTTGTATTTGACCGTATGGGTTGTTTATCATTGGCTGTTGCGGATAATACGGATAACCTGCCATAATCTGTTCCTCCTGTCCGGGATTCAAGAATCATGTCCATATCATCTATGGAACGATGCTTTTCCCATATACCCTCGTAAGGGTTTATTAACATAATCATTGTGTTTTCTCCTATGATTATATTATATAGGAAGGAACTCTGTTTTTGAACGTCACTATTTCGCCACGTTTTCGCCACAATACAAAGAAAAGCCCCGACAGTACATCGGGGCAACTTTGGAAATTTTCTTCTTTATTCTTTTGTTAATTCGGTCTATGGTTCTCGGACTATACCCCATAAGTTCAGATGCTTCCCATAGTGTCTTTTCGCCATAGACCCGTAATCGAAACAGTTTTTCTTCTCTGGAATCAAAGCCTGCTTCTTTTAAATAAAATTTTCTTTCATCTTCTGAAAAGTCTGTATAATTCATATTTCCACCGTCCTCCCTTACAAGTGGAATCAAACTGGAAGAATACCGCTTAACATAAAACCGATAACTGCGCTGACAATCGCTGTAATAACGCATACAATGATTGTATCGTAACGCTTTCCCGGGACTGCCATGAGAGTCTTTATATTGTTATTCATCTCATCCACAGTTGACTTGATATGGTTCAAGTCATTCTCACTTAATGCTGTCTTTCTTTCCAGTTCTCCGATACGCTCATAAAACTCTTTACTACGATCAGATTGCTTCTCTTGCATCAGCTGAAAATTCTTTTCCAGTTCTTCTATGCGGTGTTCATTAAAACATTCATGTTCACATCCCATCGCCAGTTCCTTTCTTCACTCCCTTAACATTTGCTTTTCCCTACTGAATATAAGCAACCCAGCGGCACTCCGGGAGGACAAAAATACCGTGCCACGTGACCCAACCATCTTAGTTAAATTAAACTTCCTGCAAATGGAAAAACGCCATGATTAATATATATTTCTGTTTCGGATTCCCAGTTTCGACTTACTGAATTTTCAGAGTGCGATTCTTGGAACTCGGCTCCCTGCTTCACGAGGAAATAGAGAGCCAAATCAAATATGCAATCATAACAGTATTCCATATCGGTATTGATTTTTTCCTCTGTATATCCAGACGGATAGTTGCGTTTCTTTTTGAACGAACGAATTGCACGCTTCACAGACAAAGAAATCATGCCGTCAGTTTCCGCATCATCGGATAGATACTCTTTCAGATCATTCACAAGCTGTTCGTTCATTCAAGATCACCTACCCTTGCTGAGATAAAATTTCTGAGATAATACCAGCCTTATTTGTCGATGTCAGGGCATAGCCATTGTCACTTGCGAGCTGTTTCAGTTGAACCACTGTCATGCTTGACAGCTCGTTTTCTGTATACTTGTGTTTAACACTTGCTACAGATGGTGACTGGCTGTTCTCGTCGAGACTATGCCCGTTTATTCCCCCGCTTTGGTACCGATTACGATACCGCCATTAGCTTTTGCTGCTACTGGAACAAACATACCTGATGCTTTAGTCCAAACTGCAACTGGGTCTTGTGTAGCCCACATGGACAGTGTTACAAAGGAACGATTTTCTTCCTGAATAAACTGTCTGTATTCAAGTTCCTCTGGTGTTACGCCCCAGAGCCCAGTACCAAATGAACCGTTCGGCTCTGCTTCATACAAAGTGAATACATCCTCTTTGAAGTATCTTCCTGTTTTGAGTGAACCATCTGCTTTTCTGAATCTGAATTTCTCGTCACAACGATCAATTGTGATTCCGTATTCCTGCATAAGCAGATTTGCAAGTTCCTGTTTTGTTAAGAGACGTTTGTTTGCTGCTCCTAAGACTGCTGTCTGCATTGCAGTGTTGTTTCTCATGTAATTAATCATTTTAAGGGATGTCAGGGCTTTGTTTACCACAAAACCATTATCCTCTGCAACAGCAACCATCTTCTGGATATCACCCATGATATCTGCATCCGGTTTAGACCAATCTGACATTTCTACCTTTGCGCTGGACGGAACGCCATAATCAATGCTCATATCCACGTTGTTCTCTTTGACTTTTACGGCACCTGTAGAAAGGAATTGTCCTTTCATGACATTTGCTCTGGCAACAACGCCTTCAAACAGGTTAGCTGCATCATCAAATACAAATCTCTTTAAGTTCTCGTCATCCGGCACACCGTTTTCAATTGCCTGCTGTAATCTCTCAGACTGATTGATTTTTCTCTTAATAAAGAGCTTTTCAGTCAGAACTTTTTCGAAGCCCGGTCTTGTCCCGATTTCTGCTTCAGTATCAAGCGCATGAACAAATGCTACCTCTGGAAGTCTCTGTCCAGCCATAAGTCTGTAGTATTCAGCTTTCAGGAACTGGGTTTTGACATCCGGGAAGATGGTGTCAAGAATGCCCGGTCTTTTTACGCTGAAATCCTGAGAAAAGTTAAGTCTTTCTTCCTGTGTGATTGATTCTAAAATATTAAATGGCATCTGCTTACCTCCTTAAAATTCTGGGTCTGTAGTGGTTACAAAGACGATACCCGCTTTTTCAAGCTCTGTTTTTGCAGTGGTTTCTACTGTTACCGGAAGTCTTTTTTCAAGAACACGTCCTGCAACAATTACGGAAATCGGTCGTTTTGTATCGTCTGTCATATCGACGTCTTCAAATACAATGCCTTTAGCGCCAGTTGCGTTTGTCGGATATACAGAACCTGCCTTGATAATCTTCTTAGTTCCAACGGTTTCAGCATTTGTCTGTTCTGCTGTATAGGTTTTAAGTACCAGTCCTACCTCGGATTCGAGGATATTAGGTGTGGATTCGTACTGCTCTGTTTTCATAAAAGCCATAATCTAAATCTCCTTTTCTTAAATATTTACTGGGGCATTATCATCTGCCGGTTTATTTTCTGGACACATTTTTGCTGAGTACGCTTTTGCATATTCAGATGCTTCACTTTTCTTTTCTGGTTCTCCACCAGATTTACCGCTACCCGGATTAGGTGTGTTTTCAAGGGCTTCTTTTTCCCATGCGGCTTTTGCGGTATCAAGCGTTGATTTATTTACTTCGGAAATTTCATCAACAAAATTCTGGGCTTCTTTGAGTGCATCTTCGGCATCCATATTTGAAAATGCTTTGATTGCTCCTGCATAGGCATCTCCTTTCATTCCTGCACTTGCAAAAATAGAAGTAATTTTGCCTGTCAGGGCTTCTTTCTGGGAAGTTGCAAGTGCAGATTCGAGATCAGAAATTCTTTTCTCGTTTGCCGCCTTTTCTTTCTGGCGTTCCAGTTCTGCTTTCTCAGCTTCACTCATGTTCTGCTTTTTCAGTTCTTCCAGTTCTGTTTCCAACGCTTTTGCTTTTTCTGCATCTTCTTTTAATTTCTGGGCTTTTGCTTTTTCCTTAGCTACATCAGAATTTGACTGATTCAGGAAAGAGGTAATCTGCTCATCGGTTGCATCTGGAAAGATCTTCTTTACATCTTCTCTTGTCATTGAAATCTCCTGTCACCAATACGCTTTTTTACGCTGTTCGCTCAGCTCAAGGTGTCTCCCATGATTACGCTATCGGGGTGCATATTTTTTTAATAAAAAAGAGACGATTTTACTCGTCTCTAAATTAACTGTATTGAATTGAACACCGGCAGTTCACAATCTCGTCTGCCGAAGCTCCTAGCGAGGTGTCTTTTGGAAATTGTAGCAAGCTATCTCCAACCGAGAACGGCTCATCAATCGGGAGTATGGTTCCTCCGACTTCGAGGTGCGTCTTTCGTTCCCTTTTGTCTCCTACGTCAATCCATTTTTTCTTTGTCTTTCCTGCTTTCACAGCTTTTGAATACTGTCTGTAATTCAGTATCGAATTAGCTTCGCATTCTGAAATAAACATTGCCCGGTCATTTGACAAGTAATAATCATCAGTAATGCTTTTATCTTCGGAAGAAAATCTTTCAAATGTTGCATCAATAATTTGTTTTGTCACGTCAAGAGCATATTGCTTGATATATGTATCTATAAGCATATATGAAGCAATTACATCCAGATATTTGTCATAAAATTGAGTCTGAATGTATTCTTGATCTGATTCTCCACTTTCTATGGCTGTTTCTATCAGTGCTAAAATATAAAGGACAACTTCTTCCATTTGTTCGGAAAAAGCTATCCTTTCTTGTTTTTCTTTGTCTGATATCGACATTTTGCTGAAATATTCTTTATACGGTTCACTTCTGCGATTGTTTGGTCTGATATTTAATTCATCGTATGATGAAACGTTCATTCTGCAATCACATCCTTGTTAAAGCCATTCAGCAAATCTTGTGCTTTTTGCAGCTCTGAGTCTGGGTCTGCCAATTCCGGATAAATGGTTCCGAGATATGGTAGGCTCATTTCATATACTTTTTGCGGATCGCTAAATAATCCGCAAGTAATCAGCGCAATAAGCGGATGAATTTTATTTTTGAATAGATAGTCAAGTGCCTGTGCTTTGACAAGCATGTTATCTGTCGGGTTTCTGGTGATTTTTACATCAAAGTCTCTGGTCGAGATATTTACATCCATTGAAGTTTTTCGGATGATATTCAAAATAATTCTGGCAGATGCTTTTTCAGCTTCTTTCGTAAATGGTTCTACCAATTTTGCGTCTCGTTCTGCAAAATCCCAACCATTCCTCAGATACACTGCATTTCCTGTATCTCCACCGGTATTGCTCTGTCGATTCGGCATTGCTTCTACAATCAGCATATTGTTGTAAATATCATCTTTTGCAACCTGACTTTCTGACTGATTTAGTTCAGCAGTCATTAAATCAACATCTGATTGTGTTCCGTTCCCGACGTCTTTTACAGATACAGCACCGAGTTTTATCATTTTTACAAATTCTGCTTCGTCAATCTCGCAGTTCTTAAATTTCATCAAGGCTTGTACGAACTGTTCAACCCCATTCAGCCTGTCAGATTGATATTTGTTGATTGCGTCATACATTGTAATCGCAATTTCGATATCGGAAAGTCTGTCGTGATTGTTTGGATATTCAATTATAGGAATACCGCCAAAACCATTGATTCCAGATTCTATTACCGCTCCATTTTGTATTTTGAAATACTGTCTGGAAGAATAACACTGGTAATACTGCTGATTGTCCTCGTCTTTTAAAATCTGAACGGAAAGCACTGGTTTGCCAGTAACGCTTGAATAAACAATATATACATCCTGCGGTGATGGGATAAATATTCTGAAAGGCGGTAAGTCTCCATCCTTTGTCCATTCATCCTCTCTCAAGATTGCTTTATATGCAGTTCCTACTGCACTCTGGTATATCCCAAGTTGAATATTTCTGGCGTCTGCATTGGCTTCGTCCAGATAATCATTGAGCCTATCAACTTGTTCGTTTGTTTCTTCACTCGCTTTTTTCTTTTTACAGACATATTGAATAGGTTCTCCATATATCTGCCCTGCCTTGAATTTGACTGTTTCAAGGGCATGATTCTCAACAACTTTATTGTTGACCTCTGGGCGAACAAGTTTTTCACGATATAAAATTGGCTGATCGCCTTTGTAATATCTGTAAAGATAATCCATCAGGGTTCTATTCCTGTTATGGATTCCGATTGTATCAGAAAGGACCTGTGCCACGTTCTGGGGAGTAATCTGGTCTACGCCAGTATAGGCAGTTTTTCTGCCAAATTCTCCTTGGCATAGGTCAACAAAGTTTATTTTGTTTCTCCCCACTGCCTGTCCTCCTATTTTTCTGCATGAAAAAAGCACCAAGGGTTCTTCCCGGTGCTTATTTTACAGCTTATATTATATAATATATGCAGGTATTATTCAGTATTATCAGGTATTAACTTTCAAAATTCTTAATGTTTTTGACGATATTCAGTGCTTTCGAATGCAATAATTTCACATGAGAATAGGAATATCCCATTTCACAGGCAATCATTTCAAGCCTTTCATCTTTTACATATCGCCTAAACAGCAGATCATACAAATCTGAATTGATATCGCTCACCTTGTCTATTGTTTCAATAATGTCTTGCTTTTTCTTTGTGTATTCAATAACCATTTTTTTGATTTCTGTTTGAATGTCAACAAGTTCGCTTACGGCATCGGTCATTTGATTGTGATTCGGAGTAGACTGAACTTTTTCACCATATGAGAACGATTTAAGCCCAAGAGCAAGACTTCTTAAATGTTCTTCTTCGTATTTTTTATTTTTAATAAGCTTGTCATATTTCTGAATTTGCCCTAAATATTCTCTTGTGGTCATATTATCTCCTTCCCCAAAATGGATTCTGTACTGCTGAAACTTCTGCGAGCCTTTTTTCTGTGATTGACATCATAAGTTGTGTTACCCCGTCAGGTGCATCGTCATGATCATTGTCCCCAATATATACAAAAGTGGTTAATTCTTCCATGGCATTTTCATATTCTCGGCTGCGATATTTCGGAGCTAAAAATATAAATCTATTTTTTACATCTCCTGAGTATTGATTTATTTTTTCTTTTTTGGCTTGCTTTGACGGAGCTTTTGTACTGGTTGTACTGCACGAATACATATGTTCTTTCAATCGCTCGCCCACATAATATGCGTACATATCTCCACCATTATTTGCCTCAAAGTTAATGTTTTGTATTTTATTCCCCATAATTCTTCCGACAACTAATGGAAGCGTCACCTCTTTAGGACCTGTATTAAAAATCCAGTCATAAATGTAAATATCTCCATTTTCAAATTCCGCTCCTACGGGCATTGACAAACTGTCGCCACCACCCCATGCCACATCACAAGCAGATATATTTCTCACAAAACCGCCTTCTGGAAGAATTCCGTTATAATATCTCAATTCATCTTCTGCAAATATAATCCCTTCTCGTAAAAATGGTCTCTGTTGATATTTAGCCTCCCATTCGTTAGCATCAAGTCTGGCTTTCATATCCACATAATACTTTGTAGAAAAGCCAACTCCATAATCATATTCGAAGTTTGATTCACCATCGTCATTCAAGGCAGGAATCTTGCGGAACCTATACAGCGGATTATCTCGATTGAGTTTTTCAATCTTTCCTAATGGGTCGTACAGATTCCATCTTGTTCCAACCATCAGCTCTCTTGCCCCATCAATTTTACGGTCAACCATTTTGTTTAGATATTCTTGATATGTATTTTCCAGTCGAGTAGGGCTTAATGAATGCTGTCTGTCTCTTACAAGGTCATCCACATACAAATATCCGTCAGGAGAAATATCGACAGCACCCGTCCATGTTCCTTCAATTCCTCGGCAAGTCATAGTCGCGAAGCGGTCGGGTTTATCAAGATTGATTTCAAAATCATCTGCACTCTGTTTCTGCAATTTTAAAGTCGGAAATATTTCTGAATATGTATATTCTTGCGTATTGATCAGATTAAGTAGTTCGCCATAGAATCCTTTAGCTAGTTTTCCAGAATGACCGCCCATAGCATTATGACTATTTGGTCTTCTACCCATTATCCATGACATAAAAAATATGCACATGGTGCTTTTCCCAACTCGGCTTGGAAGCGACAAACCGTAAAACTCAATTTTTCTCTCTTCCAAATCTTGTAAATCTTGGGCAACTACTTGAAGTGTCTTTTTTCTTGGAACGTAAAACTTCTTACTGTCAGGCCTATTCTTTTCCATGTAATACAAATAGCTTTCAAAAATCCATGGTGCTTCCAATAGCAAATATTTCCAGTAAATATCGTCAAAATCTCCACTTCCAGTAATAGCAGCTTGCCTTTCTGCGATATTGTGTGAATACTGGCTCACCTTTATTCCCATCTGTTGCGCATCTGGATTATCCTTGAAAGGAAGGTCAATATTCATATTTAACAGCAGATCAAGGCAGTCTTTCTGGTTTTGATAGACTGTCATATCACCATTAATAATTTGATTTAAAATCGCCCGATACCATTCAAACGAACCTTCTGTGAATTTTTGCATAAAAATAGAGCCAGACCTCCTTTCTTCTTAGGATTTAGTCTGGCTCTCATGTGGCTCTTTGACTGATTGTTTATTTTTTTGTTTCAACAACAGTTACTCTACCCTCGAATACTCCGAAATTAGAAGATTCCTGGAACGTGTGAGTCTCGGCAATATCATCATCAGTCATAGGACGTGTGAGATACCATAGTGAATTATTTTTCCATGTAATTTCCTCTAACTTTTGGTTTGGTTTCAACTCTAATGTTGTGTTTCCACCGCAATTTCTTGTGGTAGACTGGCACCCTGCTATTCCAAGCGTCAGTGATAAAGCTGTTATTGCAACGATTATCTTTTTCATTCTGTGCATCCTCCCATTCTTACTGGCCATTCAAAGCCGAAATCTGAACGTTTGATTTTGCATTGTGGGATTCCGTCTTTCCAGAAAACCAATCCCTCTATTTCGTGTTCGGAAAGATATTTCTTGATTCCATCAAATGTTCTTTCAACTTCAACGATTTCCTTGCCATGCTTGATTAATTTATTGGATGTGAAATTGTATGGATTATTTTGAAAGCATCTACCAACTGCTTCATATGTGCCATCTGATAATTTCATCCCATAGTTTTCAAGCATTACCGTCATTTCATATGCCGTAACAAACCACTTATCAGCCGGATTTTTCTCATCAACCTTTACCCATCCCGGCCAATGACCTGTAATTGTGTCTGGCTCGCAACAAGGGATAAATCCCTCTGGTGGTATTTTACCTTTCTTGCAGTCATATCTTTTATAATATTCTCCGTCAATTATCGCACAGCAAGAGCCATCATATTTCACTGTTGCAACTCCTTCTCCTTTAAGTACCCATTCCATACCTGGATGCACTTTTGGAAGGATTTTTATAACATTATGGTCTTTAAATTCTCGTTCAAACAATGTTGGTATCTTTTTCATTTGTTCGCCATCTTTCTTTTTGATTTCAAGTATTTTCTGTATTTGCGACTGTATTTCCGAAGAATCAAATCAAGCATGATGCTATTTGTCTGTTCTACGCTTTCTGGCATAGTTGTGAGATATGGATAATCTTCTCTATCATCTACTAATGTCTTGAAAATCAAGTCTAAGGCAAACTGAGCACTGATAGGTGGATCGCACAGTTCAAAGTCTTTATCCTTGTACCACTCATCAATCTTCTTTTGGAATCCATCAAAGGATATTTCTTCGTTCCATATCATACATTCACCATAAATTCTTTCTTGCAGTTGCTACCCTTACATTTATACGGCATCCGATAAATCTTTGTGGTCGGGAGAATCTTTAAGGCTTTCTTTCCGCAAAACGGACAAATTACCCATTTTGTACCATTTTCCATTTTAATTTGTGCTGAGCCGTCCCATGGTTCGGGTATATTCATATATTCGGAGAAGTCTACTCCCTCTGATTCAAGTGCTGTTTTAATGCTCATTTACCGTTGTCCTTTCTGATCAATGTCAAAATCGTCAAATAATTGTCCCCGATGTAATCTGCTTTCCATGTTTTAGAAAGATTTCCCGTTTTGTTGTATATTACGGTCGTATTCCCTGCTAGAAGCAAGCGTCTGTCTGGATAGAACCTAGTCGGGATGTTCATTCGGTGGCATTCTCCCTCGATATTGTATGTGGCGTCAAGAAAATCAATGTCCGAGCCTGAATAAACCAGTAACATATTTCTGTTTCCTCCTAGTGGACTTACGAATCATTGGTTTGCCGTGCATTTTTAAGTAATTATTTTTAATGAATGTACGTGGTATTCCGTATTTTATGCTATCGTGTAAAACGGATGCGTCAATCATAACTGCATTATATTCGGTGTTTTTATGTCGATTCATTATCCCATCCCATTCCAGCTAAAATACATTCTGAAATATACGTTTTGCGTATGTTCTCTAATTCATTAATTGTTTTTGTCATGGCTTCTGCCATTCTATTATCATAGTATGTATTCCTAATTTGTAACTTATTTTCACGCGGATTAACGCTTATCGAATCTTCTAACAACGGATAATTTTCGCCTAAGAACACTGGCATATCTCCAAAGCCATTCATCGAAAGCTCATCAAGTATATTTAGTAATTTGCTAACAGTAATTTGATTATCCATAACATCAACTCACCCCATGAATCTTTCTCATGTTTGCATATCGGTCAATCAGAACGTCAAGTGTTGTATGCAACTGGTTAATTGTAACGCAGTCGTCCTGATGCTGTCTGTGATATTTTGCGATTTCTACAGATTCGTCGTAAAATGGCACATCCGCTTTTTCACACACCTGTCTTTTTAACTCATTGTTATAATCGCACATTTTATCCAATTCAGCCTGAAGCTCGTTGATTTTATTATCCTTGTCTAAAATCTCATGTTGCTTTGCTTCTCTCTCATCAGCCAACCGAAAAAGTTCTTCTTTCAACTGATCTGCTGTCCAACTCTTCAAATCTTCAATTCTCATGGCGTCCTCCCTTAAAGCTTAGTGAATATTTCCATATCGTAGTTATCTCGGATATAATCTGCACATTCAGACAGCTTTTTCTTTAAGAACGGATCGTTTGCGATTTCTGGATGTATGGTCAACATACAGATATCTTTTTTACCGTCTTTCTGAATTTTCTTCCAATTAAATGTCATAACGAACAGTGGAACTGCTTTGAGATTTTTAGTCTTGTATCTTATGTATAAGTTAAAAAGTTTATTAAACATGGAAATCTCCCCTTTCAATTACGCTGTCTTTTCAAATAGATCAAGAATAAATTCCCGTCCCATCTGTGTAATCCGTCTATGGTAGATCACTTTTCCAGAATCCAGAACTTCCTGTTTGATTTCCTCATACCCACAATTACTATACTGTGAAAACATCACCCACGTACCGTTCACCTGATACTGTATCTTTTTCTCTGCCAGAATCCGATTTAGCTGTATTGCTGATTTCAGTCCCAGTTCTTTTGCAATCTCAGTAATGGTATATGTCTTATTTACGTGCATCAGGATAGCATTCTTTCTCTCGGCTTCTACTCTTGCGGCACGTTCTTCTTTCAATTTTGTCAGAAGTTCGATGCCGAAGTCTGGATTATTCAGAATGTTATCAATGACATTGTCCGTGGCATATATGCCATGCTTACGGATGGTTTTCAGAATCTCTTTGACTTCTTTTTTGAACTGTTTGGCAATCGGCTTTCTGGATTGCATCAGAACTTCATAAAGTCCATTTTCGGTAAGAAACCATGTCCCATTCCCGCCGGTTCTATTTTCAAAGTAAACATTATTTACTTTGACTTTCTCATCCTCATCTACAGATTCAATCATTACTGATGGCTTGCTGTGTTCAATCCACTCCGCTACATCTTTTGCTAAGAATAGCGGTTCCTCTGCCGTTCCGTATACTCGAAACTGTTTTCCTAATACTTCCTGCTCATTCAATACTTTCAGTTCGTTAATTTCTCTCTTTCCTCCCTGTGCTTCATCTGGCATTCGATCATCTTTGCTATATTCTCACGTTTCTGTTTTATTCCATGTCCCTGACGGAACAACTCACATTCAAGGATATTACCGCATCTGGAACACTCGTCTTTGATTTCTTTTCCTGCTATTTGCATTATTCGTCCCCACAATAAATTAAAAGGTGTTTGGCAATTTGTTTAAGTTCACTTTTTCCGTATAACCGGATTCCGCTTTTTAATCCGCGATCAATCAACCAATTTGCTACCTTTATAGGGCCTATGGGCGGTTCGTTTTCCAGCTCTTTTATAATAAGACCGCCACTATTAAGAAGTTCAGACAAATCACTCATGCTTATTCTCCTCCCAAAATTCGCAAACACAATCTGGTTCCGTAAAATCAGCGCAGTGTTCACTGTCGCCGTTGAAACATACCCATGTAAAATCGTCATGTTTCTTACATGTTTTACAACACTTTTCTTTTTGCATAATTAACACCTCAATTTAAAAAAGTCCAGTGCGCCGACTTGAACGGCATAAATCTCCCAACGAGAAACACTGGAACCGAACGAAGTAAGAGAAAAATTCCAATGATTGCAGTTCATTGGAATTGAAAAGGGAAGATTCGAACTTCCATGTACATCCCATGTCCAAAGACACATACTCACCCATTACGATGTACTATCCTCTGCGTCTGCCTTTCTATTGTATCGGATTCATCACCGTCAATAGTTCCGCCACTTTTCAATCAGAGCATTATCACTCAATGCATCAAACGTCCATATAGGAGGGGATTTCCACCCTTTTACTCTCATGCCGCCGGCTAAGGTCACCTAAGTTGTGGGTTTAAACCTATGCTACCACAATAGCGTCTACGTATTCCGCCACTATATGGAATTGGAAAGGCAGGAATCGAACCTGCGGCACATAGCTTACAATGCCATTGCTCTACCACTGAGCTACATTCCATACCGCCTATAACGGCCAGTTCTCCGAAAAGAAACTGGGGTGATTCCCACATCACATGCTTTCGGACCGGATGAAAATATCCAGATAAGTACCAACCTTTCCATCGTAAAACGCATGAACTAGATGGTTCTTTTAGAATCGCCGACTATCACTTCTCACGGCCCGTGGTCTCATCTCTCTAAAAAGTTTTTTTGCGCAAACGCCTAGTGAGTTGTACGTTTACGCTCATGCGTAAATCCACCTAAGACATAGACCGCCTGTATACAAACAGCTTAACTCTAAGCGGATTAAAGCGGAACGCCCGGAATCGAACCGGAGACTAGGTTACTCGTCCCTATCAGCTTTCCACTAGCTTCACATTCCACATAACCCGGAAAACCCGGGTTAGCAATATGTTTATCGTGTTATGCTTTCCACTAGGCAATTTTTCATGACCTGGACTATCGTATTTTTGCCAACCTGACGGCTTTTTGGTAACCGTGGTATGCTCCACGGAGTTGTTTTCGGATTTTGGAAAATACTTCCTGTGTTTGTCTCTTGAAAACTTCCTGTCCTCAATGCGCGCTTATTGACGACAATTCAACTCGGAGACTACGCCGAACGGGAAATTATTTTTATCGAACAGGCTGTGCCGTTACACACCTTTCATGAAAATAATCCACATACACTCATTCAGCAGTTTTTTCTATCCATTAAACGGATAGACAGCATATGGAAGAAATGGAAACTACAGGACTCGAACCTGTGGCTTGTCGGTTATGAGCCGACCGCTCTGCCAACTGAGCTAAGTTTCCTGAGCAGAGGGTTATTGCAGTTCAAGAACAACTTCCTCTGCTGTTGCGGTTCTTGCCCTCTCAGTCGCAACAAAGGGTCTAAATGCTGTTCTGCATAAGCAGAGTCCATCCGGGGCATTTGAAGCCCCTTTAATCATCCCCGTTGGGATAGATGGAACCAATTCGGAGGGGGAACTATATCATGGCTAAACAATATAGTCCGACTGGGCTAGCGGGATTCGAACCCGCGAATACAGGTGAATGTTACTGGGGGTATCAGATTTGAACTGATGAAAATGTCGGTGTCAAAGACCGATGCGTTAATCCGCTTCGCCAACCCCCAATAATTCTTAATATCAATTGTACAGCTTATAATTTTGAGCGTTTAAAATTGTAGTTTTAGAAACATTAAATATTTTTGCTAATTCTCCTGAGCTTATTGTTCCTTTGTTTTTTCTTATGTATTTGACATCATCTTTTGTGAGTTTTCGATTATTATAATAATCCGTTGTTTCACTTAATTTTTTTAAATGATATTGAGTGTTTGTTTTTGAGTCTGTCCATTCAAGATTTTCACAACAACAATTTAATTTATTTTCGTCTTTATGATGAACGATTGGATATTTTCGTGGATTCGGAATAAATGTTTCCGCAACCGCTTTATGAAGTCTAATCGATTTCACTTTTCCTCTTTTTCCCATTGGTAATGTTATATGATAATATCCATCTTTGAAAATTGATTTTTTTAAAATTCTTTTTGTTTTACTGTTTAGTACATTTCCATTTTCATCAATAAGAAAATTTATGTATGTTTTGCCATCATATATCAATTCTTTTGTCATGTATTCACCTGTGCCTTACCACTTGGCGATAGCCCATTATTTGTCCGGGATTTTACCCGGACTCGTGATAGAGTGATATATTTTATAAAATTTTAGAAAGCATCATGTCTATATTTGTACCGTTAAGTCCGCGCCAGTTACTTTGCAATGGGTGGGAAAAGTTATTCTCCATTGAGTTTCACCAACGCAGACCTAAGCTACTCTGGATGCCTCGACCTGTCAGATTCAAAGGCTTTCCCGAACCTAAGAACGATAGGTTTCTGCTTTTCTTGTATTTTCACCCGTTCAATCAGTATGGCGAACAGGGGAATTTGTATTGTGAATGCTAACCACATTGGGTTCTCCTCTTATTCTGCAAAAATCCAATCTTCTGCTAACATATCTGCCTGGGATGCAAGCCATCCCATCTGTACACCAGATGTTCCAACAAAAGCAATGGCTTTGTTTCCGATTGCATCATGCTCACAATTTACAATTTCATTATCAGCAGTCTTATATGAAATTCCAGTGACGAGCTGAATGTACTGTTTCTTTCCGTTCCAACCTTTTCTTGCCACTTTAAGTCCGCGCTTCATGTGCTTAATTGCATCCCCGAAAGAGAATGTTGCTTCACCGCCGAGTACCTGGCAGTTTGTTTCGTCCGCAATAATCCATTCATCAGACTGCATATTCATAGTTGTGTATTCGACTCTTTGAGTTTCCCTGATGTCAAGTAGTTCTCCCTGAGTATCGCTATCCTGAGGTCTGCACTGTATCATAATCGTTTCTTTTTCTGCGTCCCAATACCAAAAGCCACCCCATCCCGGAAGTTTCACTTTTGCTCCTTGTTTCATAAGTTTGAATGCTTCTGAAAATTTCATTACTTGTGTCCTCCTTTATAATCTAAAAATCACAACTGCATTAACTGCGAAACAAATTTCCATCAATATAAATACTGCCATTGCTATTGGATTGCCTTTCTTTTCGGTTTCATCCTGTGATATAAGGAATGCTAAAACCAATGTGAAAAATGCAATATCCAACATAGCTGCTACGAATTTTGCAAGAATCATTCTTTCTGTTCCTCTCCGATCATAAAATCAAGAATCTTACCGGCAGTTTCTTCTTCTGGCTCGAATGGCAGGCCGCATGTACAGTACTTCTCAATCGCTGTTTTAAGGCTTGCTTTGAAACCATTGTAAACTTCTCCATGTATCAGAAGTTCGTGCCTTAGAACGGCTACTGCGTACGTAACAGTTACAGAGTTAGTATTGTTCATTCATCAAATCCTCCATTTCCTTTACGCTGATTCCGACTATCCCGGCACTATCCTTACTATCTGTAGCTTTGAAGTGTGCTTTAGGATGCTGCGGGTACATGAACTCGAACATGAGGTAATTTGCTGCATCCACGAGATATTCTGTGTTTCCGGTAGAATTATATTTTTCAATACACCGTTCCATAGACGGAAGCGCCTGCACGTTCCCGGTTTTGAAATTCTTCCTGGCAGGACCGTATTTATGATAGCTTACCTCGACTCGATTCTTACGAAGTTCATCAAAGCGTTCACTGTATTCTTCTGACATATAAAAACCTCTTTTTTATTTTTTTGAGAAAAATTGAGTCGGCGTTTTGCCTATCTCTTTCGGAAATATTGTTCCAATGCTTCTCTGGTGATCTGCGATACGCTTTTGCCGGTCCGGTTCTTTTCGGCTATAAGTTTTCGTTCTAGCTGATATGTGAGCCGGATTCTGATTGATTCGCCCTGAGGGTTATTCTTTTTCATAGGCAGTGTCCATCCTTACTGAAAGGATTGGTTTATCATCAGCTTTTGCTAAAAGTGTAATCCCTTCACCTTCTTTCCAAGGTGATGTGGCTATCTGAATATTAGAAATACCACTTTCGTTACAGATGTTCAGCAACTGTCTAGCAATATCCATCAGCCCTGACCGAAGGTATCCATCGTTGTTTACTATTTTCTCCATCTTGTTCCTACCCTTCTGTGAATGTGAGTGATTATCATAAATCATTTATTGCTTTTAATTTCTGATTAGCAATTTCAACCTGAGAAGCAAGTACACTAAGTGACACGTCTCTTACAAATGATTCTTCTAACGTCATGTTTTCTCTGTGAAACAACATCGGAGCTGTAAGCACATAAATTTCAATATTCAAATCACGGAGTCGTCTCCATGTTTCTTCGATTTCATCCTTGGTATTTCCAATATCATCAACTCCGCAAATAATCAACGAATCACCATTTCTCATGTTTTCGCAAAGATGTTCGAAATTATTATTTTCATCTATTGAGTCATAAACAAATGTGTCAATTTCTTCGTTCAAAAGTATCTTTTTCTTTGCAGACAATGGAAACCAAATGCCTGACTCTTTTGCATATCCTATCTTCATACTTATACCTGCCTTTCTTGGTATCACCTTATTTTTTTCTGGCAGAGAAACCATTAAGGCTTATGGCTTTCGTGTTGCAATCACTATCTCTGCCATGGGGAACTCTTTTTTTTCGGAATTTTAAAGCCCTGCTGTTAGAGGAGACTTTTTTAATTTTTCGGGAACTCGGAGTACTCACTCGGCGCGTGTTGGGGCTTATATACACCCCCTCCCCGGTATCCATGCCGGGCGCTACCAGGGAAGCCCGCCGCCCCATGGGTTCCCGCTTTCCTGGCTTAACGCTGACCTTTAATGACCTGCGGCAGTGGTCAAGGGAACGTGTGATAACGGTTATTCAGTCAGAACATATGTATCTATGGAACAAACTTCAGTTTTCTTTATAGATTGGTGTACATATTAAACAAATACAGTCGTTTTATATTGTACATGTTATACAATTTACACTACTTAAGCTGTTTCCATGCTCTTTTGTCCGCCCTCTGCGTACTTCTTCGGGCCTCTGATCTGTTATAGTTCCGGCTTTTCCATCTCTGGAAGTTCCAGTGCCGCCCTGTGCTTATCTGCGATCTGCTGCGCTGTCTGGTGTGGTATGCCGTCCTGCTGTGCTGTTTGTACTGGTGCTGTCTCTGCCATGCCGTACGCTGCTTTTGCGACAAATATCAAATTGGCATTTGTGCCGGGCTGGTTGTTCAATCTGTTGACTGTACAATTTTTGCAGATATCGAACCATTTTTTAACCGTGGTGCCATGCGATGAGCTTGTTCTATAGTCCCCACGCATCCAATCACTAAATGTTGACCGATTAATATTAACTAAAAAGCTAAATACTTCTAATGTTGGCAACACATTGTATTTGCTACATACCCTGACAAATATATTAAATATATTATCCAGCAACTCTATATCATCGTTACTTGGTTTCGGTATTCTATCTGCAATATAAAAAATCATATCAACAAAACTATCAGCAACAGTAGCTTTATACTCTTTCTGTGTATCAAATTCTTCTGGAGTTACTTGTAACACAGTGTTTATATATTCATCCACAAGCCTGTATATATCATTCTCATACACTTCTATTCCCTGTTCTGTTACTGTTGTATTACTCTTTTTCACTGTATCACCTCCAAAAAATTGAAATAAAAAAGACGACAAAAAACACGTTTGCAGATACTTTTTCAGAACTCTTATTTGTTCCTTTTCTTTCCGTCTGCTACGGTTTTTAGTCGTCTAATAGTCTTAATTATCATTATTGCCTTTCGGCTTATTCAATTGTTAATTCTGTTTTATCATACTTTTAGATCACTGTCAACAGTCTATTTGATTTTATTTTTACTGTTACATTACTCTTATTAACTCTATATATCTATACGGTACTGTATAGCATGTATATTAATAAACTCTAGGTCTCTAAAATCTTGGAGGGGATTATATAAACAGTTATTATATATTTATACGTCTTGTAATACGGAAATTTTCTGGCATATAGCGCACAAAAAGCCAGACCTTCCGGCACCTTGCCCGGCGTGATCTGGCTGCTAAATTCTTATTCTTTTCGCGCTCTGGCTGCCGCTCCCCTCCTGAGTTCCTTCGCCTGTCGTTATTTTTATTTTATCCACATCGGTTTTAAAAATCAAGTCCCAAAATAAAAAAAATTTGCTTGACAACTTCGGCAGTTTTATGATAAATGTATTTTAACAACTTCGGTGGCGGGTTGTTCCCCTCACTCATTACGTCACCAGAATAAGACAGCAAAAGCCCCCGGGATTATCTCTCAGGGGCTTATTTTGTGTCTTTCCAAAATGGAAATATTAAAATTTGCACTTATTCAGTACTATTTCAAATTTACATTCAATTACCTCAGTAATTGTTGTCTAAATAATACTATAAATCAGATGAAAAAACAAGGATTGTTTAAATTATCACAATCTGTAATTACTTTTATTCCTCGATCTAAATATTTTACTCGAACATCATTAAATCTTCGCTTTCTCTTGCTGATCGTATAATCTTTATGAACTGTGTAAACAGTTCCGGGTATTTCTGCCGTAGCCGGTGCATAAGCGCACATATCGAGCGTCGTTTCCTGCGCTGGCAAAATATCAACAATCCGCACATCGTCAATTCTTATCAAGTCCTCATGTCGTCCCAGACTTGGAAATGTCCGCGGGTTCAGAATCTTTCTGTAGATCACTTCGACTTCTTTCTGACTTTCCGGCATAACATGCAATCTCAGGTCCAGATCAGACACCATGTTTTCATAAATTGGCGTATTGACCCAGCCTACAAACGAATCCCCAGATTTTACCCTGACCGGAAAACGCTGCTTAAACTCCTCTGTCTCTGATCCTGCGACAGCTCCGCCACGCCACCTCATGCAAATTTCCGGCTTGTTCATGACTCCATTGCCGGATACAGATATCTTCATATCATGCCAGCTATCCCACTGGCAAAGAAAATGGACCATACCGGCAATTGTAGAAAAAGGCGGGAGCGGGTATGTTTCGCCCCGCTTGCCATTCCATCCCGGTATTGAAAACCGGGCGGTATCCATATGCCCTTGTATCATTACTGCTTTCATGCGTTCATTTCCTTGTCTGCTCGGAATCCTTCAAGAATATTATTGTACAGACTTTCTGATATTTCTTCATCCATCAACGGATGCCTTTCCTCAAGTTCGGCGTCAAGGCTTGCGTCTATGTCTGCAAGCGCCTGTTCTCTGTCAAATCCCATTTCTACAGCTTTGTTTAATAAATCAATTGTTTTCTTCATTTCTCTTTCCTCTATTTTCTTAAATTTCTTCTGTGTAGGAAATTCTAAGAGTATTGTCCTCAACTTCCCAGAAATAATTTTTACTGTCATATTTTTCGAGGTTTCTAAACTCCTCGATTTCTCCACTTGTCAGTGTCATTTCTACGGTCACCGGTTCGGTTCCCATCTTCCCGGTTTTCATTGCTTCTTTCTCAATTGCTCGATCAATTTTTCTTTCTAGCATCTTTTTTCCTCCTCCTTATGCCCGAGCATATGAAATAAAATTCTGCTCGGCGGTTTCGTCAACGAGTTCCGCCGGGATTCTCACCCAGTTCTCACCCAGAGAACTTATAAAATTCTCTTTCTGGGCTTCTGTGCCGCACAGCCAAGCTGCTGTGACTTTGGAACATCCGAAGTTTTCGGAATTGTTCCGCGCCACCTGTTTTAATTCAAATTCTTTCATTTTTCTCCTCCTAGTTAATCCCGGTAACTTTAACACGGGTTTGTAAAATATCTTCCGCAGCTTCCAGAATCTCGAAATCAACAATGTACTCCTCACCGTTCTGGTATACGGCGATTGCTCCGGACTCCAAAAGTTCCTCGCCGTCCCCGTTTCCATCCCAGAGCTGACCGAAGAAATATTCTTTACCAGCTTCAATTGTGTCCTCGGAACAGAGGACATATGACAATGTGTTTAATTTCATGTTTATTTTCTCCTTGACTTTTCCCCTGCGCTGACATATAATTTCGATATCAGCAATTTTTATTGTTGTTTCCCGGTGTTCCATGATTTCACTGGGAGTCGTCCCGATCAACGGCGAGACGTTGAGTTGAAATATGTTAAAATAAGATTGTAAGGTCTTATCAAGCGTGGCGTAACTGTTTTAGTTACGCCTTTTCGTTGCCATTCAGGTAATTGATATACCCTTGTCGAGCAGCTCCCTGCATGCATTCTTCGGGAGTTTCTTCCCGGATTTCTCCGGAATTTTCAAAATATGCAATTTTCCCTGTACTCTTCTGTATAACTTCATTTTCTGATAATGCACAAAAACTTGCACGTTTTTCGCGAAATGTCTCAGCCCGCTCGACAAGATTAATCAATCTTTCAAGCTGAGGAATTGAAAAACATTTCAGGTCCTCGTCTGTGATAACGTCTCTAACGTACCACTGCAAGTTTTCGGCAGTTTCATTTTTCTTGTTAAGCAAATCCTCTTTTCTCATTTTGCCCTCCATTCCGCCCCTCCTGGGGCTGTGTGATTGGTTTTCTTTAACTGTCTTTATTATACATTATTTATAATGTAATTGTCAATACTGAATTGCATTATTTTTAAAGTTTCTGCTTTTCTGCAGCATCTACATATTTTATAATATTCCCCGGCTGCGTATTTAATATAGAACAAATTTTGTCAAGCGCTTTAATCCCTACCATTTTATTTTCCCTTAGGCACTGTATAGCATTCTCCCCCAACAGCTTTTCTTTTCTTAATTTGCTAGGTGTATAGCCTGCATCACTTAAAGTTTCTAATACGTTAAGTCTATATACAAACATTTCTTTTTCTCCTCTCTAATCATTTTTTATATAACTACATTATATATTAGATAACTTTTAATTGCAATAACTTTTACATTAAAAATAATGCACAAATTCTATATAACTATTTACATTATTTTTCATGTATTTTGTATATTGATTTTACATTAAAAATAATGTATTATATAACCATCAACAGAGAACAAACAAAAGCCTGCTAATAAAAAGTCAAGTGTTTTTTTGAAGAAAATTTCAAAAATCCGATTTGATATTTTGTGCATAACTTTTAAGCCGCCAGAAATGCCGGCTTTGAAAGTGGTGATATAGAAAAGGGTGTTATTCTGTCTGTTCTAAGTTCCGCAGACATTCTTTGACTTTACCATAGTAAATGCGTAAGAACTTATTCGCTCCGGCTGTCATGTAGACATAGTAAGGCTTTCCCTGAGACCGTTTTTTGTCAAGAAAACGGTACACCGGATCGGCTTCAGGAGCATTTTGCAACAAGGTTGTCATGATCTGAAACAATGTTTTGCGCAGCCTTGCGGATCCGACCTTTGAAGCCCTGTTGCTCTTTGACTTGTGCTGGCCGGATTCATCAACACCGGGGTCTACGCCCGCAAAGGCGGTCAGTGCTTCCCTGTGGGTAAACCGGGATACATCGCCGATCTCAGCGATGAGCTGGGGACCATAGGTTTTCCCAACGCCATAGATGCCCATTACGGTGCTGTATTCTGGAAGTGTGGATGCCAGTTCGTTCATTTCCCTGCGGAGTCGTTCTACATGTTCGGAGGCAAGATTTAACTGCTGGATGCTTTGCTGGATCAACAGCTTATAAGTCTTCTCCTTTGGAAAGACGGCAACCAACTCCTTCGAGGCATTAAACAGTTTTTCTGGCTTGTCCTGCTGAAAGATATAGTGGTGCTTCTTACAGAAAGACATGTAGCGTTCTGTAAATGCCTTTAACCCAATCTTGCGGACACAATCCGCATGCCAGAAAGAATAAGCATAGTCAACCCATTTTTCACTCCCGTCCTCACGGGTGGGGCTGTCAAAGAGTTTGTTTACACCAGGATAAGTATTATCCAACAGTGCAATCAGATTTGCTTTTGCGGCAACCTTTTGTTTCATAAAGAAGCTGAATTGAGAGTTTAAAGTTTTTAACTGAGTACGTGTATTGTCCATACCTGAATATTGGCGCAGTTCCGTCCAGTTGTCAAGCGTATAGCGGGCAATTTTGCGGGCATCCGCCGGATCCGATTTCACCTTGCGCAGGGAGTTGTTGCCAAAGTTTTTAATCAGGTGAGGATTTACAATGGAAATAAACAATCCAGCCTCGGATAGAGCCTTTATCATAGGCTCATGATATCTACCCGTACACTCCATAACGATCTTTGTGGTGCCGTCTAATGAACTCAAATAATCTGCCAGTTCATTGAGGTTTTGGGATGTGTGGGAGACATCAAAGGGCTTGCGGATCACAGTGCCGCCAGGCTGCAGGACTGCAACGGTGCTTTTACCCTTTGAAACATCAATACCTACTGCGTTGTACATTCTACGTACCTCCAAAAGTGAATTTGCATGGATTCCAGCATTTCTCATTGCCTATTCAATCTCCTGGGGTATCAAACGAACGTGAAGTAGTAGTTCAACCTGCATAAATCGAACGGCTGCAATGACAGGCTGGCTGACAGGCTTTCGTACGGACGCCAATGGTCCTAGGAGGTGTCGTCAGACCGATGCCTAATCATTATACAGCTTAAACAATGAGAGGATTAAGTCCCAACTGGCTGTTGGGTACTGAAACCCTACACTTATATATTAGGAGGAGGAAGAAAAAATGACAAGAGTAGAAAAAGAGAAATCCGAAATTCTCATTGACGAAGCATTTATAAATTATGAATGCTCGCAGACCGAATGGGAGATATACGAAGCCTTCAAGAAAGAAGGCAATTCAATAGAAGCAGAGATTCATTTAAGACGGTTTCAAGACAAAAAAAGCTTCGCAGAAGGGATTTACCAAGCGTTAGCAGTGCTGGGCTTTAAGCACCCAAAAATGAAAGAATTTTCAGAATTACTGTAACCCGGACGAAAAGCCCGGATTCCCCACAGTATAAATTGTAAATCATTAAAATACCAGCAAAAATAAAATATCACAGAAAAGGAGAAAAATCAATGTGTAAAATCATTTCTTTCCCGGTTCAGGAGTCAACCGGGTTCATAAATTTAAAACAGTTCTTCGAGGTTTCTGGAACCGTAAAAACTACGGAATTTTACATGGGAACCGCTGAAGAATTAGCAAGGCAAAACAAAATAACGCAGTCCGAACTGCTGACGCTTCGCAGAATCGGACGCCAAAAATTAAAGGCGTTGGAGAGCCAGACAGCCGCCCCGGTTGCCGCTCCCGGGTTATATATGTACACGCCGGAAATGGGACAAGAAGAGCCAGAATGCCAGATTGACGCAAGCTTGAGTTATTACGGTGACCACTGGTTTTTAACAACTAAATTAAGCCTAAAAGGGCGCGGGATTCGCCTTGATAAAACGGAAAACAGTATAAATTATTATATCGTCACAGAGCGCGCTTTTGAGAAACTAAAAACAGAATACAGTATATCTAAAGTTAATTATTTAGATTAATCTCTCCGGCGGCGGTCAAGCCGTAGCCCCAACGCAACCGCCGGATTTCAAAAAAAATAAAAAAGAGAGGTAAATAAACTATGAAAAATACAATGTTTTTAACTCCTGATCAGGAGCAGGCAAGAAAAGAAAAAGAACAGGCAATTGAAAGCCTGAAATATAACTCAATGTGCTACGGCTGTAAAGAGTTCTGCGCAGATTGTGGAGGAACCACTGAAAAGCTGTGGAGTGGCTGCATTTGGTACAAAAAAACCGATTTTCCGAGCGTTTACGCTCTGGCGGCATATGTCCCGGAACTGATTAAAAACGAAGATATTTCTTCATTTGATGAGTTTTTGAAAGAGTTAAAAGAAGATCGCTCCGGACTTGTCGAATATATCAAAGACCGCGTGAGGGGCTTTTGCTTCAAGAATGAAGTATTGACCGAAAAATATGTTGATGCTTGTAAGAAAATTTTGAATTTGCTGGGCGAAGAAAACCCGACAGATAAAATTGATTTTTCTAAGCATGAAAAAGAAATGGAAAAATTTAGAAGTTCTTTTCTCAAACCGTTTGAAAAGGAACTTGATAAAGGCCGAAAAGAATTAAAAAAGCTTGGATTGGAGGTGTGAAACTATGACAAATACAGTTAAATTACAAGGAATTTCCGGGAACCGGGCAGGAATCCCAACTAAAAATTTAAAAATCGGTGATGTTATCGTGTGGAACTTCGGCTATAAATCAGAAGTAGTTGAAATTAACCCGAGTAAAACCGGAAAAACTATTACTTTCATGTTGAGAAGTTTTGAGAGCGGTGAAATCAATCCCCGTAAAATGGGGGCTGATCGGCTCGTGGTTGTTGAACCAAGAGAGCCAGAAAAGCCCAAAAATGAAATTGATCGGGCAATTTCAGAACGGGAAAATACATATTTTGGAATTTATTCCGATATCGGCACGGCATTAGAAAAGTTTACGACTGAAGAACTGGCAGAATATTATTTAAAACGTTTTGGGGACGGTGGCTTGCGGTATTTCCTCGAACAACAAATAATAGCTGCTGAAATCGCAAAAGAGAAATCATATTAGGCCGGCAAGCGTACCGGGGAGCATTTCCCCGGCGGCCTTTTAAAATAAAATCAGGAGTATTAAAAACATGATAAAAATTGATATGTGGTACAACGACAAAAAGGAACAGGCGACTGGGCTTGATATTTGGTTTAATGATCTTGGTTGTTTTTATTCTGGTAATATTAAAATTTTCGGTAAAATTGTAGGTGACTATTACGCAGACAGTGTGCAGGAAATTTACGAAGCATTTCCGCACCTGGAAAAGAAAATCAATGCTTGTTTGAACTAAATGCACGTTAATTCCGGGCGGGGCTTTCCCACCTGTTTTTTCTAAATATTGGAGGGCTTAAAATGATAAAAGAGATCAAAAAACCTAGTTCTAAACAGATGGCGAGTGCAATAAAAACCCGTGATTTTTCCGAGGTAAACAAAACAAAAGAAGCAGCAGCCCAAACCGCCGCAGATGTTTTTCTTGCGGTCGCTTCCGGCTCCGTCCCGCTGATCTGGTACGACTTGCCCGGAGTCGCAAATATAAACTATTTAGAGCAGTAAAGCGCTGCTCTTTTTCTGGTGTCCTACATCCGCTCCGGGCGGCGGTGGTTCGTGACCTGTGTCGGGACTTCACCGGGGCTTGTTCTCCGGCGTGATGTGCATTGACAATTATATATAGTTGTATTGGCTTCTATTTGGCGTTTTAACGGCTTTTAGTGTGATTCTGGTATATTTTATCGCAAGTATATAAAGCCGCCTTAAATTTTCAAATATCTAGTTGGTAACAGGGATTGACGACAGAGCGCAACGGGGTTATTATTATTCTGTATAGTTGCGCGGACGCTTTGTCCGGTCTGGTCTTTATGCTTCCAGACTGTGCGAAGCTATGCGGGCTTTGTTCGTGATTGCTCCGGCGGTCTTATTTCTGTACACTTTTAGGCGTTTTCACTTGGATGATTGTGCCTTAAATGCTTATATAACGCCGTATTTGGCTTTTTAAGCGTGTTTTATTCGTTTTCTGTATATTTCGTGGTTGCATAAAAAATGCTTTTAAACGTGTTTTACAACGTTCCATTAGAATTGGTTTTGACTCTGTCTGTGTCTGACGTTTCCGCGGCTGTTCCCGGCTTTATCTGGTTTTAATTCGTTAGATCATGCCGGGCGACGGGGTTTCACAGGTTCCCGGCGGCGGTCTGCTCCTGATCGGCTGGAGGCTTCCGGGATGGTCCCGGGACGGGCGAGAACACCAAGAAAATGTACGATAAGTTGGAAACAGCATCGAAACCCGGTCGGTTTGAACTGGGAAAATCTGAAAAAAGTCGCAGAAATCTGAAACTAATTCAGACCTGCGACTTTTTTATTTTGTGCATTTTGTATATAAATTCCTATAACGTACCTCGGCGTGATGTAAATTTTTATCTCATCACGTTCAATTCATCTTTTCCAGTGGTATTCTTTCTTCTTGTAATATCAGAAATCTTACTCCTACGCCTTTTCTGCCGACTTGTTTCCTTACTCCTGCGCTTCGCTGATTCCCTGCTGATGGTTCCCATGCCTACTCCTTTCTGAACGCTTCTTTCATGTTCTGGCTTCGTGAATTGAGGTTTATAATTGGCACATCCACATTAAGCTCATCCGGCACGATACCTACAATCACAACTTTTGCCGGCTCTATTGCGTCCAGCATTTCTTTAAAGTTCTCACAAAACTCTATCCTGGCAGACTTTGACCGCACTCTGCCATTAGTACAACATGATACAGTGCTTCTGTGTGGCGTTCCGTCAAATATCCATGGCATTTCCTTTGGACTAATAATATTTACGGACGGAATAATTTTAACGCCCATAACCGCCCAATAATAGCCTAAAGCATGGTTTCTGTACAGGTTGTAGATGTTCAACGCACTTGGCATCCCGGAAGCAATTGTGAAATCTGGGCTGCAAACTGAATTGAAACATTTTAAGTGCTCAATGTACTGGTCAGGCTGATTCCATACCTGCAGAAAACTTTTGTCGTCAATGTAGAAATTCACCGTCAGGTCCTTGTGGCCTTTCAGTGATCTGGATTTTGAAGACACAAAGTCAATCGACTTACCCGGTGAGAAATCCACTTTTGGAAGCATTGGTATCTGAAACTGATCATCAAGTTCTGCACCGGTTATCAGATATTCTTTCATCACATCATATGCGGTATGTATCACAACACCACCTCCATACAACCATATTAACATAATTTGGAAAACAAAAAAAGACCGCATTTCTGCCGTCTACGATGGTTTTTCCTGTGTCTCACACACAAGTTTTCCTCCTATGGTTTTAATTCGAATATTTGTTCTTGTTCCTTACCTGTTCCCTAGCCTGTTCCCTCGAACTTTTAAATACCTCTAAAAAGCACAAAAAACCTTGATTTTACAAGGTTTTCGTTAGCAGCCAGTACGGGAATCGAACGTATTTTAAAACTGCTATCTTTCCTATAAAACCAATGCTTCTAACTTTTTACAGGGTGTTCCTTTTTGTTCCCTGGCTGTTCCCTCTCAAAAAATCTATCTTGATACTACCATAAATTCATCTATGCTGTCCATGATTTTCTGCTTTTTCTTGAGGTCCTTTCGGTCTCTGTGGTAGTAGTTCTCGGAACACGAAATATTTGTGTGACCCATCTGTGATGTGACCATCTGATTATCTATGCTGTGGTCGAGTAATATCGTACAATATGTTTTTCGTATTTTATGCGGTGATTTTTGAATACAGCCAGTTTTCTTGCACACTGTTCTTAACCGGTTCCTGAACGAATAAGTATTTAATCGCTTTCCATCTTTGGAAAATATATATTCGCAGAAGGTCGACATATTTCTAAGCTTCTGCAATATCCATACACACCCCTGAGGAACCACTACATTTCTTACGCCTGCTTCTGTTTTCGGAAAGTCTTTGACTTCAAAAATGCCTTTATGGTTTTCAAAGTGCCTTACTTCCGTTCTTCTGACCTTAATCGTACTGATATGTGGTAGCCAGTCATTCCATTTCAAAGCGCATAGCTCCCCAACTCTCAGACCAGTTACGAACATAAGCATAATGCCAAGATTTACTATGTCCTGATTGTCTTTCAAGTAGTCAATCATCCTGTCCATTTCAGCGTCGTTGAATACTTCTTCCGAATCTTCTTTGATATTTCTTTTGAAAGACTTATCAGTAACATCTAAGTCATAAAATAATTCCTGCACGTTCCAATCAATCAGCTTGTTGCGCTTTGCCCATTTCAGGGTACCTCTGGTAATTGTCTTGAGATTACAGAATGCCTTTGCGGTTAGATTGTGTTCGCTGATCTGTTCTTCCAGGAAGTTGCTGATATCCTCTGACTCAATGTTTTTAATTCTGCGTTCGCCCATGGTCCCAAAAAAACGATTGAAGTCCTGCTGGTATCTCTGATAAGTTTGTATTGAAATCTTATTCAGATCAACCTTACGCTGCGCCCATTCCTCGAACACACTCTTGATTTTTGGATTCTCTGCTTTCTCACGGTGCGTCTTTACAATCAAGTCCTCTAAATCCTGTTTAGATCGACGTTTGAACATCTTCCGCTGTCCGGTTTCGTCATAAGTCATACGAATTTTCCAATATCCGTCAGATGCCTTCCATATGCTGTCCCTGTATTCTTTTAAAATTTCTTCCCTTTTATTCATTTCAACTTGCTCTTGTATGTGAGACAAATTGATGATACCATTCTCAATTGCATATTTCAAGTCGTCATTATTCATAAAAAATAAGGAGGAACCGGGATATCCTTTCACTGGCCAGCGGCTCCTCGTTCCTCCTTTCTTTCACACATAATCAAAAATATTCATCTGTCCTTCCGGCATATCATCTTCAAGATTGAAGAATTTACAGGCAATGAAATTTCCATGCCAGTCCCGATCACCGCCGTACATCAGACATTTTCCTCTCTTTCCGTCCCTATAAAATCTGCATTCAGAACAATTGTGCTGATACGCAGTTCCACCGGAACGTTTATACATTTCGCTTATTGTTCTCATTTCTTTTCCTTTCAAAGGTTTAAATTCTCAAAGCTGCTCTTCTTTTTGTTCCTGTTCTTCTTTTAAAAATCCCTTTCATTACGCATTCCGTCGGTAGGCATCCTCTCATGCGATCGTTAATAAGGATGTAATCGCAAGTTCCATATGATAACCCTCCAGAATTATTCTTTGAAAAATAATCACAATGCTTACATTGCTTTTCTTTTAAATTCTGAATTTCTCTGAAAGACATTTCGCCCCATGGTTTAACAGCTATTTTCATTCTCTTTACCTCGCATTCCTTGTACCATCTTCATTTTCAAATGTTGTGCTATATGTTCTCTGACAGATTCCTCTGGAAATGGGATTTCAAGTGATCGCTCCAGAATCCTGTTTGTGATTCTCTCGTCATATTTCAGTTCTGATATCTGGCAGTTGCTCGTGAATATAGTGATTTTCCTGTCGACATACCGCCCGTTGATAATGCTATAGAATCTTTCGTTAATCCACTCCTTACCAGAATCAGCGCCGAAGTCGTCAATGATAAGGATTTCTGTTCTGGACAAATCCTCTATCAACTTTCCTTCCGTATTCCCTTTGTCTCCCCATGTATTCTTGATCTCATCAAGAATCCTGAGGGATGTGGTGAACTTGACTGGCTTCTGGTACTTCTTCATAATTTCATTCGCCAAGCTGCATACTGTTTTGGTTTTGCCAGAACCTTTTGCATTTGAGAAAAGGTATAGCCCTATTCCTTTCTTCTGCATATCAAGAAGGTTTTTAAACCAATAATTTACCGCCTGAGCCGCCTGAGAAAATACTTTTCGGCTCTCGGTGTTCAAATATACACTTGACTTCAAATCGCTGAAATTTGAGCCTTTAAACACGTTTGGAAGCTCTGCGAATTTCAATTGATTTTCAAGGATTATTCTTTTCCTGATTCCGCAAGGGCATTCCTCACAATAGGGAATACCACTTGCATCTCTTACCCATCTCCACCCACTGTCCCCGCACTCAGGGCATTCAAGCGAACGGGGTATCTGATTCTTCTCCGTTCCATTCTCCAAGTGGGACGAGTGGTTCGACATTTCTTTGAGTTGTGTCAGTTCCATTTCGCATATCCTCCCTGTTGTGGTATTTGTTTTCGAGTATCTTTAAGAAGTTGTTCGGTTTCACAAACCATTCAAAATTTATCATAAAATCAGTTTTCTTTCCCATAAGAAAGTCACTGTTTTGTACGTTCCTCAGAGCTTCCATTACCTTATCCATGCCATATTCTCGGATTCTCGCTTTCAGCATTTGCGTTCGCCTTGCTGTCATTCTTGCGATTGGCTGAATACCGAACTGCTGAAGCTTATTCCATTCGTCAACTACTTTCTGCACGTCACCGGGCTTGACTAAATCTTTTTCGCAAGAAATCTGCTCTGGGATCTCCGGCATACGCTCTTCCTCTGATAATTCTTTCTGGCGTTTTCTATGCTCTGCGACCCGTTTTCTGGTCTGCTCTCTGATTTTTTCAAGCCCGTCAATATTCTGATGCTCTTCCCATCCGGGAATTGAAAGTAATGTTCCATCTCTGGTTATCATGCCGAACTTTTCAAGAATTGTAAGTGCAAGTTCGATCACACTTTCATCAAAGTCCAGCTCGTCAGCTAGCATTTTATTTGTATATGGAATATTCTCTGTCAGAAAAATAATCCCGTTTGAATTACAACGCCCTGCCATCGTCAGGAGCATCATCCAGATCAATACAATATTATTTCCCTCTGGAAGTTTTCTGATATGCCGGATTTTTTTGTTGTCAAACATATCAATTTCTAATCGAATCCAACTCACCTTTGTCATTTAGCCACCTTCCCGTCTGGTAAGGACATTTCCACCCTTACCACATTGATTTTCGGATAAAATTCTCCATCATTGTTTCTTTCCAACTTGATATGTGCTTTTCACAGGTATCGTCTTCCTCTATCAGGATGCCTTTGCGGTCGCACAGCCCGTTGTCGTTTTCAATACAAGTTTCGCATGTTTTATCTGCCATTTTCTTCATCTCCTCTCGCAATCAATCCTCCACAATACGGACAAAATGTATAATCCAGTCGATTAAGTGGTTTTCCGCAACTACACCATGCTTTTACGGGCCATGATTTATAGTAGTCTGGCATAGAGTTGAAGTCATTATCGCTTAGCACTTTCATTTTTACAATTTTCCCGTGCTTCGAATATTCTATTCTCGCATCCTCTTTCCCATCAGAATACCCGTGGCTATATGCGCTGTTCAGCTGATATTCTTCAGCTGATATTCAATGGATTTGACAGCGTTATCTAAATACTTATAAGCCATTCTTCATCTCCTCCAACTGTTTTACTGCTTTTCTATAATCTCTATTCGCAGACCGGAACATCATCAAAAGTATTTCAGACACAGGCCTTGTCCGATTTCTTCGCTTTGCTTTTTTGACGCATGTAAGATCATTTGCTTCTGGTACATATATTCCTACATAATGTGGAATTTCAAGGGATACCGCAGCGCATACATCTGTCGGCATAACCAGGTAGTTATAATCACCAATAAAATTCAACCCATGACCAGAACGAAAATCTTCAGCTGATGATTTAACCTCATAACAATAGCAGTCACCTTTTTCTATCCCGGACACACTATTATTTGCTGGCACGAATCGCATATAATCCACCCTTACCGCATGATCTGTCGAATAATCGAATGTCACTTCTTTCGCCCAATAAATACGTGGATCATTGTGAGGATTTATTTTCTTTTCAAGCATGGCTGATAATTTTGCTGTAATCTCAGGTCTTGTCATTTTGAACCTCCTCCAACTTCTTCTCTATCGGATTAATAATCTCTTCCAATACCTGCTGCTCATAATTTTCTTTCCAAAATTTCTCTCTTTTCCAAAACGGAACTTTTTTAACTTCACCTATTAAATCAATACACGCCATTGCTTCCAGCATTCCCCAACATCCATCACAGGCTCTTTCATTGCACCACTTTGCAAATTCTTTAAATTTCATTTTTGAGTTCCTCCAGCTTCTTCTCAGCTTCTTCACGGGTGAGGAATACCAAATCATTTAATTCTCCGAGCCATTCATCATGGTTTGCCCACAAAAACTGTTTACCATCTTTGCCACATTCAATTCCACTTAACACGTTTTCCCGAATATCCATGCCGCATATGTCCCATACAGTTGTGCCAATAGGACACGGCAATCTCACAAGCAAGCCCTGTTCTTCTAAGTCTTTATAAGATTTCAGTTCTTCTAGCAGCTCTGCAACATCTTTCAACCAATACAATCCTCCATCTTCAAAACAACATTCATAAGTATCTTGATAATACGGGCATCCAACCGCTTCCTTGTCGCTGATAGGATCTCTTAAATCCTCGCCAGTTCCACAGACAATGCGTTTATACTCATCATCCATATGTATGAAGTTTTCGTGGTCTGCATAGCAACCACCTCCTGTATCTTGACTGGCAACACATCTAAGTGCTTTTATCGTATCGTCAAGTGTTAATCTCTCCATTTACTTCACCTCTTTCAGTTTCTCGACTGCCAGCTTCAATGATTCTACAAATTCATCATTCAACGCTGCACGATCTGGATTCTCGATAAACTTTTCAATCGTGCTAATTACTTTCTCTTCGGGTGAAGGTACTGTAATTCTTATTGATTTTGCAATTTCAAGAACTTCATCTATATTATCTTCCCAATTATATATATCACACAAATACTTCTTGCACCTAGTATTGCTTTTACTCAATACGCATTCTGAACAGTTACATCCTCTACAATTGCGTATATCTGCAATACGATTAGCAAACTCTCTTGCCGTCATTTCTTTTGTCCCGAGGAGTTCTGAAACTTCGTAGAAAGCATCACACTCTACTCCGATACGTACGCTGTGCACCACATCTTTGTTATTACAAAATTTTAAAATATCTGGAAAATGTTGTCCTGGCAATGGTTTACAATTGCCTTTCGAATACCAATGAAATCCCTGTTTCTCAGCTTCTTTGAGAAGCATTTCATTTTCTTCTTCTGTCTTAACCAAGATACATGTATTTCTTAAATCAACCATCTGTGTTTCCTCCTGTAATTTTGCTAATACAAGTGTTCCAACCTCGAATCCATGCAAGACTAAGTTTACTCCTCCAATGTTCCTCTTCTTTCTCCTCCGGCAATGGCTTCAATGGACACCATTTAGGTCTTGATTTGCTTTCGTAATCATAATGTTCTTCTGTCATCAGAATTACATCATAATCTAAACAATCAGCTAATTCACAATAACCCACATATTCAAGTTCACCGCAGTATGAAGTTCCGAACGGGCAATCATAGCAATTTTCTGGTGCGTCTATCACTAATACTGATTTACTCATACGCTTCACTTCCTCTCAGCATCAGACTTAAAGTATTGTACCCCCGGGCAAGTTCTGACCCCATTCTTGGTATCTCTTAGCAGGACACAGTACGGATATAATGCCATGACCTCATAGACGTGTTCTGTGGTGTCTTCACCGCGCTGGTCTATGTATTTGAAGCACTTTCCGGGTCTAAGAAAGTATCTTGCGCATACATACGCTTTTGTTCCGAATCTTACACTTGCACTACTCATTTGTGTTCCTCCTGTAACAATTCTGGATTGTCGAAAGTGTTTCCAACTACTTCATAATGTTCAAGATCAAACTTATCAATATATTCTCTATCCGTGCTACCAGTTTCGTGCGCTACCCATCCGGCAACGTTCCATTCAACGGTTTCATATGCCGCATCCTCTGGGTAGGATTCGTCCAAGTGTGCCATCAGAATGTCATTCTCCCAGATTCTCTTCCCATTCTTGTCGCAAAGTCCTGTGAACTGGCAGAGGGTTTCTGGATTAATAGGTGGTGCGTATAAAACACCTGATTCAACTGGTTGCATTCGATATTCAAATAAGTTTGACCGTGAATGATCTATTACCAAACACCCCTCAACCCATTCTCCATTATCAACCCTCTTTGCCTTGAAAAGAATTTCTCTCATACGTTCTGTCCCTCCTGCGGCTCACACCGCTCAAATTCAATCACCCAGACCCACGGGTTCGCATTCCATCCGTAACTGTCAAGATCAGATTTCTTGATGGTGGAATCCCATACATCGGGAAAACCAAGTGCTGTTGATGTATAATCGAAACATCCCTCTGCTTCTGCATCATCGTCCGTCATATCCTGTAACCGCTCCACTCTCACATTCGTAACCTTCAGCCAGATTCTCGCCGCTTCTTTTGGCATATGAATTGATGGCTTCCAATGCAACCCTTTTGGCATCCATAAATTATCGTCTGCCTTATACCAAAAAGTGCGAGCTGCTGCTTGAATAAATGTTTCCCGGACATACAGGAGGTCACCCGGCTGATACTGCGGCTTTGCGTATTGAATAGAACCACCGTATTCATTAATACCAAATCCAAAGCATCCTACCTCTTTCTTTTCTGTACTGTCGGTAACAAAACCGAGCGGGTATGTATGCTTTTCATCTGGTTGGGGTTTTACCATCCGCCGAGTACAGCTCTTTCTCCCGTCCATGATTGCCCGAACCATCTCAGTATTGAATAAAATAGGTTTAATTGCCATCTACTCCACCGCCTTTCACGATTTCGATTGCATCATTGATCCCCCGAATATAAGCACTCGCTTCCGTTGTGGCTTTCACAAAGCCAACATTTTCTCTTTCCTCTTCTAACTGCTCAACAACCTTGTCCACATTAAAAGCTGTTGGCTGTTCATCAATTACTGCACCTATTGCAAAATCTATATCCGAAATACCAAGTGAATCAATAATTTTATCAGCATCAATTAAGCGCATTCCCATCATCCTTTCTCATCAAAATCCAAGTCAACTCTAATCACATCTGTGTTTATTGCAGATAGAGATTTTACCTTTAAATCGTAAAATGGTTTCAACAGTTTTGAACCGGCACTATATTCATCGTAATCCTCCCAGTTTCTTCCTGGATGGCATATCTGGACTTTCTCGTCACTCTCAACATCTGTGTCAATTGTTGCCAATAAATCAATCAACTTCATTTCTCACCCTCCTGTTCCATATTTCAACAGCTTCCTTCCAATCCCATGTTCCTGTGTAAAATGTTAATCCGCATTCACAGTGAATGGCTATTGGATTTCCCCCACTGTCAGGATCGTAAAAAGACGGTGCCCAGTCTCTTTCTGGAATGTATACATTTTTCTCTGCATCTATCTCTTTTCCACAGAACGGGCAAGGTTTAAGTTCTGCAATTTTATTCTCCTGTTTCATAATCTTCACACTCCTCCGCATATTCGTAACCATCCATCTCATCGCATTTGCACTGGCAAGAATCCTGCTTGCTACAACAGATGCAGCACTCTGTTTCACCGTCCGGGCATTCTAATTTACAATATCCCATTAATCCAGTCTCCCTCTTTCTCGAAGTAAATGTATCTACTGTTTTTCTTGACCGGCTCTGATGTATCAATACAATACTTTATCTCGAGTAAAGCCTGCCAAGATTTAAACTCCTTTAGCGTGACCTTGAATCTGGTGTAGGTCTTCCCGTCCTTTTTGAAAATTGACATTTCCATCTTTATTCCTCCTTATATGGTTCTGGAAGCGGCATCCAAGCAACACATTTTAACAATTTTATATATTCTTTCGACCCTTCAAAAAAATCTATAATATGCCAACCATCAGCCGTTGCATGCTCATCATCTGGTCTATTCACGAACTCCGCAACCCTTGGAATTAATTGATATTCTGTATCTGATTCTCTGAATACTGCAAGGCACCAGTCACGTTTATCCGGCATTTTTTCAGATACCGGAATCCAGTTAGTAGATTTTAAACGCTCAATAGCTTCCTTCTGTTCCTCTTTTGTCTCGCAATGTATTGTAATGCCATAGGTATTATCGTATGCACTAAATGTGTCATCTTCGTTCTGAACAAATTCCATTACATCACTCATGCTTCCACCTCCTCATAAGTTTCTCTGAATATATCTGGCTTACACGGATAAAATTCACCGTGAACACCGCGGATGATATAATCGCCAATATTCGCCATATGTTCGCCCTCAAGCGTCTTAATAACCAGACCGCCTGGAACCTTCCGATGGTCGATATAGAAATTCTTACCTTCTGCCGACATGTACTGGTCTGTACACTGATAGTCCGTCAGGAAATCGAACATTTCTCGATGGTTTGTGCCAGTCCACTGTACTGCATCAATTACAACTGGTTTCTTTCTGTACTTCATACAACCACCTCACTATCATCTGGCATCTGATGATCAATATGTCCATTTACATAGGCTTCCTGAATCATGTCCAGTACTTTCATAGCTTTTTCTCTGGTGGAATATTCTCCGAGTAAATAACTGCATCCAGTGATATATGATGTTACAACTGTTTTTGTAGTTCCTTCTGCAATTTCGATACCAGCTGATACATTAAAATTAACTAATATCTCTTTATCCTGACTTCTGATTAACATTTCGCGTCCTCCTTATCCTCATAATTCATCACAATTGTAATTACCTGCACCAGAACTTTCTGAATCTGATCGTAAATGTGATGATCGTCAGTTCCAAAATGAGAGTTCAGCCTTGCGTCTTCCTTGCCTTTTCTGTAGCAATCTTCCATAAAATCAATGTTGTATATATCATCTTCCTTGATGATTTCGCCATTGTTTCTTCAACCAATGAATTTACAACATCGTCTGAATCCTCATCCCCGTTCAGACATTCTACGCAACGGTCAATAAATCCTAACTTGTCAACGTACATATACGCTTTTGCCGTTCCAGATGTATACTCTTTGAATGCCTGCTCAACCTGTTCTTTGAAGTCCTCTGGCAGGTTGAAAATATCTACTTCCAGTCCTCTTGGAAAATTTATTATGTAGCTTCTCATTCCATCCTCACTTTCCCCATATAAGTAGCTGACGCACTATCAATTTAGATTTACGTTCATTTTTCTTGCCATGGCTTCTATAACTGTCACTGTTACGCCGTTTCCTGCCTGCTTGTATAACTGGCTGTCAGAATTTACAAACTGTGCTTTTTCAAAATAATCATCAGACCAACCTTGTAGCCGAAAACATTCTTTCGGTGTCAGTTTCCTGATTGCTATGTAGCACTGATATTTTTCATACCAGACTGCATATACAATTAATTCATCGGAAACTTTCACGAATATTCCTTGATTGCAGCTTGTATCTAAGGTATTTGCAATTTCTTTTCCATATTCTGTGCGAACATTTCTCAGTATCCCGATTGGTTCAACGGCTACGCCATGTCTGTCTTGACTTGTAAGCGTAAACATTGGCTCACCATCTTCTTTAAACCGTCTACCATTCTGACGTTTTTCTGCACGATCTGGTGTGAGAACTGGAATTGCAATCTTCGGATTGTTGTCGTGTCCTGCCGAATGGCATTTTGCAATACCATCAGTCGAAAGAATTTTGCCGTCCTGAGATGAGTTTATTTCACCGATAATTTTTATAGATACTTTGGGTTCTGTGTTTTCTCCCGGCTTCGTACTAATTGTTGGTGCTAATCCATCGCCACTATAAACTCTATCTCGCTGTGAATTTCTACCATTAAGACATCCAAAAAGATTTAACGAAACACTATTTTTTTCGTCTGTTCCTTCGATAGGAAATACTTTTGAGGTACTTCTTCCTCTAAGATGTCCGATAATAAAACATCTTTCCCGGTTTTGTGGCACTCCGAAATCTTTGGAGTTGAGCACCTGCCATTCTGCATCATACCCTCCCTGCTCCATTTCAATGAGCAATCTGGCGAAATCCCATCCTCCATTAACACTAAGCAGATTTTTAACGTTCTCAATGAAAAGGTAAGTGGGTTTATCTTCTTCTTTGAGCTGTCCGACAAGGTACATAACTCTGAAAAACAGGCTTGAACGGTTTCCTTGAAATCCGGCTTGCTTTCCTGCAACGGATATGTCCTGGCAAGGGAATCCGAAACACCAGCAGTCGGCTTTTGGAATATCTCTGGCATACACTCTTCTAATGTCATTTGCATACCATTCTCCATTTCTGTATTCCTCCTTTAATATTTCTTTCTGTCTTTTCTTGATAGGAATATCTCCCAATGTCTTTCGCTGCTCGTCTGTCAGCAAGTGCATTGAGATATAACTCGCAGTCGCAAATTTATCAAACTCGCAAAACCCTACGCACTCATGCCCTGCCAATTCCATTCCTTTGCGAAAACCTCCGATTCCGGCAAAAAAATCTATGAATTTCATTTTTATCCATTCCCCTCATTTTCTCCAAACCCAAATTCCTTGTTAATATCAAAAGAATCAAATTCAATCTGCAAACCCATTTCTTCCTTAATTTCCTTGTATGCTGATTCAACGCCGATTTCCTCAACATATCTTTCGGCTTCGGTAATCTTATCAATGAAATTCTGGTTTGCTTTCTTGAATCCCCATGCTTTCTTGATTGCAATAACAGAAATTAAAATATTTGCCACAGCAATATAATCTTCTGCTTTCCACAGCTTTTCCTGAAATTCTTTAACTGTCTGTTCTCTAATCTCCTGTTCTTTTGAATCCAAATACGCTTTAAGAGATTCGATTCTTACGCCAGTCTGCCTGGAAGCCTGCTCCATTGTAAAACCAGTTATGTTAAGTGGCGCCGGGATTAAGCTTCTTTGATTTTTTGGCTTTTTAATCTTCAGTTTTCCCACTGACAGCCCTCCTTATGTTCTGAGTCAGAATGTCAAATTCCATCAACATCCTACGATCATTCTTGTTTGAGTATGCGATTGTTTGCTGCCCATCATATATGACCGCATATCTTCCGTTAATGTCATATGCCCCGCTGATTGCCTGCGATATCTGACTTCTTGTCTTTCCTGTCAATTCTGATATTTCAGCAAGCGTCAGCTCCCCGATATACTTTGAACCGTCGTATACGTCATACAGTTTCATGTTTCTTTACTCCTATCAGTTCGTATGTCCTGTGCGAACCAGTTCCGTGAAATACGATCAATCCATCGTCCTCAAACTGTCTTAGATGCCTTTGAACAGCACTCCTGCTGATATCTAGTTCCTCAGATATCTTCTTGGTTGTTGGAGTCCCTTTGTGAGACATTGCGTATTTACGGATGAAATAATAAATATTCTTTCGGTTCTGCATCCATTGCATGTGTTTTTTATGTCGTAATGCGTCCATGTGTTATACCTCTTTGTTATTATCAGTACAGGCTTCTTTTTACTTTACGCATTCCTAAAAATTTCCCATCAGACGAAAATTCGGATACAAATTTAACGTCAGGTTCCATTGCCGGGTCACGATATTTCCCAGTGATTTTTTCTCCTCCGTGTCCATCACTTTTTACGTATGTTTCTTCGTACATATCTGTTTTCTCCTTTAATCATTTTTTTCATATGTTTTCTCGTCAATTAGGTTCTGAAACCTTTCAAAAGCCCGGATTGACACCTTATTGCTCTGCTTTTCTGGTTTCAGTGAAACTTGCAAGTGTGTATCTATGATGTGTGACAGTTCTCTGGCGAGGGATTTCTTGCCCTGCTTTAAACCATCATAATAACCTTTTGCCGGTCTGTACTCATCAATCTGTTTCTTACCTGCTCCCTGAGAGCCACCAGTCTTGTTTCTAAGCTGATACCCTTGATCTGCAAGCCATCTGATGTAAAACTGTTCGGCTCTATCAAGACTAGCTTCGGGAAAATTCTCACAGATCACTGTCCATCCGTAGGGATTGTTTTCTGAATATAAGCCATGTTTCTTAAGGCTCAAATCAATGTGTTGCTGATGCCCTGCGCTGTGCTGGCACAATCTGGTGAGTATATGTTTTGCCTGCCCTGCATACCCAAACTTGAATCCGTCTTCATCAACTCTGCGTAAAATATAGACTCCCGAATTATCATTCAAATTTGGATTGAGCTTGAGCCATCTATTTCGGTTCTCGGCTTCAATTGCCTTAGCTTTTACAAAATTTTTATAGTTACTATTCAAAAACTTATCACCTCGATTCATTTTCGGTGTGTATTTGATACCATTATGATACCACTTCGATACCTGCATTGCAAGATAAAAATGATACCACTTTGGTACCTGATTGACACCGACAGGCAAAAATGCTACAATGTTCTAAAAACAAGGGAGGGATTTCACATGACCGTCAAGTCTGATAAGACCAGAACTAACATCACGTTCCCGATACAGCTTAAAGAACAGCTTGAGCAAATTGCCAAGCAGGAGAACAGGAGTTTTAACAATCTGGTCATTACTGTTCTCCAAGATTTTGTAAAAAGTACCGATAAATAGTCGGTGCTTTTTTATTTAACTGTTATTCTCTCTATCATCCTCTAAAGTCTCACCAAGGCAAGCCATAACCGGTCCTGACTCAAGCAAGCATTCTCTTTCTATGGTATCCTTACCATCATCTGAGCGCCAATCCCCGACAATATATAGACTTGCGTCTGCGGTCAGAATATCTGTTTCCATATTCCAATAATTAATATGGATTTCGTATGCAGCATTTGCAGATATTACATATCTGTAAATGCCTTTGGTGACTTCTTTCCAGTCTTTTAAATTTGTTGATACCATATTTACTCCTCCACAAATGGTGGCTTCTCATCTTTGAAGAAACTTTCATAATCGAACCATTCATCTTTAATGAAATTTCCGATAATTTTCACTGAATGTCCAAGTCCTTTCGTAGCAACTCTAACATGCTTTCCTTTCATTTCTATCAGGTCATCTACGCCAACAACGTCCATGATTCTCATAATCGCTTCAAGCCCTGCCTTTGAACCTTTAAAGTTTTCCGAACCAAGGTAACCATGTCCTAAAACATATCCTCCGAATACAACGCCCCATCCACCGCCAGAAAGAGTGAGGTCAAGGGTAAGTACTCCGTGATCTTTAAAATTCAATGATACATTTGTAATTTCAGCATTTCTTAATCTGTTTCCGTCGTTAATAAGTTCTTCTTCTGTCCACTGTTTCATTTTGTTTCCTCCCTGTATGGTTCGTGAATCTCAATTTAACTATTCTTGCAAAAATCGCATTCAGTATTGCATTTTTTCCACTCGTCTGAATATTCTTCGTACCCATCTGCTCCGTTCAAATACTTGTATGTAAGCGCATTCATACATCTTTCACAGGCCGTAGAAAAAACAACGAGTGCTTCCTGTAGTGTATAATCTCCGCTGTTTACCATTGCCATTATGGCATCTTGATTTCCACCTCCAATACTTGTATGTAAGTCAATAAGTGGTGTAGCATCCGTTCCATAATCCCATTTTCTTCCCCATGGCTGCCACCACTTTCTTGTTTGACTACACCCACAATTAGTGCATATATGGCCTTTTAATCCCCTTATCAGACCTGTATCCTTTTTCCAATATTTCCGTTTGTGCTTGCACGCTTCTTTCTCAGCTTTGCCATGCACTACATAAACGTGTTCTGTTATTTGTAACGGAAAGCAGGAATGGTACGTTCTCGCTCCTTCTGGTGCTTCACATGCCAAATCATCTTCTGGCTTAATTAAATTTCCGTTTTCATCCTCATACCAAATTCCCAACTTTAATTTTGATTTATCAATTTCCATTTTTTCTCCTTTCAAAACGGGCATAAATTCAAATCAACATCCAGTCCCGGTCTTGCAATCTGCACCAGAACATCATCCCCTGCAACGTCCTGTATCTCTTTCTGCATCACTTCCGGATTTCCCCATCCCTCTGACAGGTGACACAGCGTTATGGTTCTGAGTGAAGCGGTCTTGTTCACTCGGATAATCTCTTTTACAGTAGATAAGCTGCTGTGCCCCCGGATGGAGTGTTCAAACTTAAATGAATCCTGCTCCGGTGACTCATCAAGATGATTACATTCTATAATGAAGTGATTTATTCTCATGTTCTTGAATGTGAACGGCAAATATGAGAAGTCTGTCGCATATATTATCCGTCCGCATTCTTCGTGAGATATCATGTATGCAAAGTTTGGTGTCTTGTCGTGTGGGACGTAGAAAGGCGTTGCCCGGAACGAACCTATGTCCTTCAATTTCTTCTCTGGTAAGCCGATTATAAATTCACCAGATATTGTGTTTACACTCTCAACTGTCTCGTCGTTAGTGTAAATTTGAATGCCGGACTGCATTAGATTCTGAAACGATTTCAGGTGATCTCCGTGTCCATGTGTCAGTAGACAACCCGAAACTTCTGATATCCTGTATGAAATTCCTTTTAGAATCTCTGAATATCTGCATCCGCAATCCAGAAGTAAGATTTCGCCAGATTCAGATTTAAGCGCATAGCAGTTTCCCGGCTGACTACCTGTATTTATTACTCGCATGAACATTTTGAATCACCTCACTTTCCTTATTTACAAAATAACTGTTCTAATATTGTTTTTGACTGTTCAATTGTTTCCTGCATATCATCATAAGAATATGGGATTTTTTCTTGAAGTTTTTCTAATTCTGCATAAGAAACTGAAAACAGGCAATCCTGGAGCAGTTTAAATTCTTTCAAAGTCATTTGAATATTTATTGTTTTATCCCAATCTATTTCCGATTTTAATATCTTCATACTTCATCATCCTCTGGAAATCTAAATATAACTTCATTCATTCCAATTTTAGTAACATCTCCCACAAGGCTTTTAGCATGTATTCCAAGGCTTGCATCATTCAGCATTGACATTACATCTACGCAACTCTTCTTTGATGAATAGCTTGCCATCAAATACGGGATTTTCCGCGTATCGCCCGAAAACACCGCCTGAATATGATTTTCAGACACAATAATAGCTGTCAGGTCATACGGAAGATTGATTTTTCCATCCTGCGATATAATCCTCATAGTTCTCACCTCGTTTCGTAAAATAATCTTTTATTGGCTCATAGTACGGGCAGTTTTCACACCGCCCGATACAAGCCATATATTTCCCAAATTTTCCTGAGTCGCACCGATCAAAATTGATACAGTCGAAGTGCATCATATGCGATCACATCTCTTCTGGCTTCATAAAATCTGGAATCTCTGTTTCCTGTTTGTCTGCTGCCGGAATTGGTTCTTTCTCGGCAGTCTTTACGACTTCTACGACTGTCGGCTGTTTGGGTTGTTCTTCGATTGCTGCCGGTTCGTCTAGGATAAATTCTTCTGCATTGGCGTTCTGCTCGATTTCATAAGCGACTTCATGTTCAATAATGTCCTGCTTTGGAATTTCTTCTGTAGCTTCCTCGACTTCCTGAATAAAAATATCACCATGACTATTGATAATCTGCTTTAATGCACGATTGATAACTGTTTTCTTTGCCATCTGGTCAGTGAATTTCTGGTGTGTTCCATTGCCGTTTTCCTTGTAACCATATCCCTGTGACCAAGACTGTTTGATCTGCTTTATGTTCATTACTTCCAGATGTTTTGTTCCATCTTCCATCAGAACCACTGCATATGCCCCAAGAATCTTATCGTTATCAATATTCATAAAATCCTGTCCATGAGAATCCAGAACCTTGTTTCCATCTTCGATATGATATTTGAACTTATCACCATCGTAGATGATCTCGGCATGGATATCTTTCATACCATATCTTCTGGCGATTGTAATGTTTCCGAAGTAAGACCTCTGGAACTGGCACTGACCGGAATAGGCAATGAAATAACCCTGTTTTTTCTGAACTGAAAGTCCAAGTGTTGCCATGTTCATAAGGCTATTTGCAATGCTTGTGGGTGTACAAGATTCCAGAACCGGCTTATTATTTCTGTCTTTTGTTTCTTTCAGAGTCAGATATGCCCCCATGAGTGCATTGCTGAGGTTGTAGTCTTTTGGGAATGAAAGACCGTATTTGCATTTTTCTTCAAGCTGCTTAACCAATCCATCAATGAATGAGTTGTTGATTACGATTGCCGCCTGCTGTTCTCCTGCTGTTGCTAACTGTGTTTTATTTGCCATAACAATTCTCCTTTTCTTTATTTTTTATATATTTGCTAACACGCTATTTGCGTGATTGCATCGTTCCGTACCTGTGCAATTTTGTGAGATTTCAAACCACCGGAGTTTAGCGATAAAAAAGAATGGCATTTTTGTACCCATGTAAATTCATAGGTTTGTCAAACCTCAAATATTAAATTTACATGGATTCTAGTGAGTGAACACGTTCCTCACTTTTCAGGTGCAAAATCACCTGTAGCTTGATTAAGCTAAAATTATCTGTTATGCTATTAGCAAATATAGTTTGCTCTATATTTTGTGTGGATCAGCTAGGCTGTCGCCAAACAAGTTCCTAGCTGTTCCGCTTTTCTCAAATCTCCGTTACCGTCATATCTCCCTCAGCAACTTTCAAGAATATCAACTGTGCATCTGCCTTAATTCCTGCCAGACTGCTATTATCCAGTTCTGCCGCACAGTCTACGAATATCGGATAACTTACATCGTAAAACTTCTGCAAACCGTCCATGATGGCAATTTTTCCTTTCATCATCAGGGCTGTATTGGCGTTCCCGATCAGTTTCTTCCAGTCACCGTCCTTGTCCTGCACGTACCAGATGCAAGCGTCTACGACTTCACCATTTTTCTGCGTATCAAATAACTTCACCTTAACACCGTCAAAATACTGGTTTACCGCATCTTCAAGGGCTGTATTCTTTGCCATACTCAGTGATTTCAGCTCGTCCAGAATCATCTGTGCATCAGCCTTGCTCTGTCCGTACTGTTTCTGACTTTCCTGAAGCTTCTCGATCTGTTCGTCAATTCTGACATTGTTGTTGGCTTCTCCGATTTTCTGGTTGACTACTGCCAGTTCCTGCTTCTTGCCAGATAACTGCTCTGAAAGCTGTTTCTTCGTTTCTTCGCCATCGTCCAGAGAATTAAGCTCCTGCTGTTTCTCTTTGATTGATGCAAGAATCTGCTGATATTCGGCATTTCCTGAGAAGTCTGGTTCTTTCGGTATGGCTTCCAGATTCTTGTTTTCTGCGTCCAGAGAAGTTTTGATCTGTTCTAATTCATCTGTCAGTTTGGAAATCTCAGATGTGAGGGTTTCTTCTTGCTTATGCGCTTCTTTCATATCGGCAGACGCTTTGTTTCCAACCTGAATAACTTCATCAATTTTGCGTTTCTTGTCCTGTTCCCATTCTTCCTTAGCCTTTAACTGCTGATTGATTCTTTCCTGCTTCTTCTGTTCAAATCTGCTCTTTAACTGCTCAATCTGCTCTGTCGGAAGATTCTGACCACAAGTCGGGCAAATGGTATCTGCGTCCTTGAACGTCTCGGATTTAATGCTTTCCAGAACTGTGTTGTCCCATTCTGTGTCTTTAATTTTGGGATACTGCGTTCTGGCATTCTGCAATTTTTCAATAAGTTCTTTCTTCTGCGCTCTCAGAATTACCAAAGCAGAAGTCTCTCTGTTTAATTCGGCTGCTTTCAGATTTCTTTCTGTCCGCAACTCGTTGATTTTAATTTGAATTGCAGTTTTCCTTGTCGAGATTTCTTCATGTGCTTTTGACTCGAAAGAATATTTTCTAACACCTAAATCTGAAAGTTCTGCTCTGAGTTTGCTGCTACGCTCGTTCCCTGCCTGTGCAATCTGTTTTTCAAGGTCTGAAATCTGTTCCTGCAAGGCATTCTTCTGCAATTCCAATTCGGCGGTATCAGCATCGACTTTTGACTGCTCCATACCGATAATCTGGTTTGGAATGGCTTTCAACTGTTCTTCTGCCTTTTTCAGTGTTGCACTGTTCATGGCTTTAATTTCATCTGCCTTGTAGGTTTCCAGAAGTGGTACCAACTCGGCACAGTCTGGAACCGTCTTGGCAATCTCTAAATCTGATTTCCCGGCACCGTCTGACATGGAAAACAGAATCTTTCTGGCGTCTGCATCTTTCAGGTCTGTGAAGATTTCCATGTGAGACAGCATAAGGAAATTATCAAAGTCAAACCCTCGCTCTTTCAGATCAGCTTTAAAATCTCTTTCGGCTTTTGGAACGCCATTGATTTCATATTTATTGGATAATGCAACCTTTCCCGGCTTTCCGTCCTTTGACTTGCTTTCTGTGCGTTTCTGGAACTTTGCTACGCTTACCGGCTTCCCATCAATTACAAGGTCAATGTCAACTCTTGGCAGGCATTCTCTGCCATCATCGGGTCTGATATCTGGATTGCTCTTTAAACTGTAATCTTTGTCGCAAAACTCCCACATATGAGCGTCTGCCAGTGTGGTTTTCCCGCATCCGTTCTTCCCGGAAACGATTGTTCTGTGACCGAACTCTACTTTCTTCTCCTGCTGACCTTTAAAATCGGTCAATCTAATTTCTCTTACTTCGATTTTTCTCATACTACAAAACCTCTAATCTTTTTACTGATACTTCCAACGCTGTTACCCATGATTGACTCTGATCAGACCACAGTTCCCGGCTTTGGAATCTTCCGCGGAGTTTGATTTTTGCTCCCTTTTTCAGATTCTCTACGGCATCTGCGTTTTCCTCCCAGCATAAACAACTGATGGCATCTGATCTGGTATATCCGTCTTTCTTCTTTCTGTTTACCGCTAGAAGTATTCTTGCCAGCTTCCTGTCGTTTTTTGTGCCAATCATCTTTATTGTTGGCTTTTTAATCAGATATCCAGTCAGATAAACTTCGTTTGCATCGTGTTCTTCCAGTCTTTCAAGGTACTGAATGTCCATTGCTCTTACATATGCTACAAGGCTTTTCTTACCATCTTCCCGGACTGTTCGACTTCGCATTTCACCATATACACTGGCAATCAGCTCTGTTTCCCTTGAAATCATATGCTCCGGCACAATAATCGGAAGAATGTCATAGGATGTACTCTTTCTGAAAATTGTCATCCTTCCCTCATACATCTTGGTTCCGCCGTATTCATGTGAGAATACGAATCCCGCCGGGATATCACCAGATAAAAGCACCTGGTTTTCATCACGAATTTTCATTTCCTAAATCACCTTCTTCATTCAACAGCAATAATGTCTCCACAAGAACTGCTGCCTGCTTTAAAACAATGTTACTGAGTTTCTTGTTTCTCGCTTCGAGTTTTGCGTTTTCTGCTTCCAGATCACAAATAATCTCGCTTGCAAGTGGTTTCTGTTCGTTGGATGTGTGTGTTTTAGACATAAAAAATGCCCTCCTAATTATTTATTTGATAAATACAGGAAGGTGTGTTATACTTGTCCTGTATTTAACTTAGCCAGATTAAGTTAGATACGCGGCTCCATGTGGTATGTCGGTACCTGTGGAGCCAAACCTTTACTCTTCTGCAATAAATTCTCCATTTACAAGTTTATAAAATGTATCAGGTTTTATCTTTACTCCGTCTACTTTCGCAGACTTCACATCTGCAATATGGTATGTTCCGTCTTCAAATTCCTTCCATTCAGCAAGTACAATAAAGCATCCGATAGACCCTTTTGCTTTGGAATTGCATCCAATTGCCATTGCAACGCTCTCTTTTCCTTCTACGGTTGCTGCTGACTGGTTTCCGGTGTTGGTTGCCGCTGACCGGTCTCCGGTGTTGGTTGCCGCTGACCGGTCTCCGGTGTTGGTTGCCGCTGACCGGTCTCCGGTGTTGG